GCGCGGCATCTTCCGGGGGGGTGCTGTTCTTCGGAGCACCAACGCCGCTCATCTTCAACACGGCAATAGCAGTCTTGGCCCTCACATTGGCAGATGCCTTGCTGTCCTTCATCACCTCTGTAAGCGTCCTGACGGCCAGCGGGACTGACTCGGACAGCATGGCGTTACCGCTGATCAGGTTGCTGTGGAAGTCCTCTAGCGCAAATTCCAGGTGCTCCGCCTTAGCCAGCTTAACTGCGTCAGCATGGTGGTAGAAGTACTTCTCAATCGTGTTGGGCAGGATCTCAAACTTCACAGCTGCATCGTCAAACGCCTCATGCAAGGGATACCCACCGAACTTGAGTGCTATGATGTGACGTATGATGTTTGACTTGTGAAGGGTAATGCCGTCTAGCGGTTTACGGAGGTGGGAGCCATAGCTGAATTCGTTGCGTACCTGAATGGATCTACCGCTGGTATTCTTCTCAGCTACCTCTAATGCTACTTTGACTTCGGGGGTGAGCTCAGGATCATGCTTGCCGTCGTTGTAGTCTTCCCAGGAACTATTCCCGTACATTGCCCAATCACCCACGGGACAACCGTGCGATTTCAGAGCCCTGCTCTCGTATTGTGCGCTCAAGTAACGATATTCGTGCCTCTAGCACATGTCTGTCTTCGATTAGCGTCTCGTATAGGGTAGAGTAGGCATCCTCAGCAAAGTGGCGTAGATCCACTATGGAGTCCCAAGGAGAGGGGTTAGGGGCGAAAGTGATAGAGCCTACTGGCATTACTGAAAATCCAATATATAATCAATTGCTGCATCTAAAATAGTCACATCCTCGTTGAAATGACCAAGGCCAATGTTGCACTTACGGCAGAGGAGCCCGCGAACCTCTCCGGTGGCGTGATTATGATCCACACAGGCAACCTCAACCCCGTCGCCGCCTCTGTACTTAGAGAGTTTTTTACAACAAATCCTGCACCTTCCGCCCTGTTGTGCATACATAGACGAATAGTCCCGATACTCAAGCCCATAGTCGCTCTTTATTGCCCTTTTCCGAACTCGTCGCGGGTGATGCTGCGGAGATCCATACGCAAACGCGCAGGCACGACAAAAGCCATCGAAGCATATTTCATCTTCAGGCTTCATTTCCTCACACGCAATACAGTTAGGCAATAGACAAGCTCCGGTTCCAGATTCACACTAGCACAAAACACCCATGTGTGTCAATATGATACACGTAAAAAAGAGCCGAATCTGCTAAGATTCGACTCAAGGTGTGCCATTATGTGACAGTGGTTACTAAATAAACACGCTACACCGCTTACAAATCATCTAAAATTTCTTCTAGTTTAGCTTTTGTCTCGGAATCCCCCCAATAATCATCCGCATGGTCTGGATTATTTTCACTGTAGAATCCTTCTCTGAATCCTTCATCATAAGCATCCATTACCAGCACTCTTAGTTTATCTGCTGGATCTTGCCACATCATTTTCTCCTAACTATCATGGAGGAAGGCAGAGGAATCGAACCCCTATGCAGAGCATACCTACGGTTTTCGAGACCGCTCAATCCTAAAAATCCCACTCTTTTTCTGTTAAGGTAGCCCCCTGTTCAATGAACCAAGGAACTAACTTGTGTTCAAAACAATGAGGACAAACATCAAACCCTGTAGTAGTACCACTGCCACCCTCTGGATAAGAAACCCCGTCCCTATAGGAAATCATAACCTCTGAAACATCAAAGCGATCTCCCCAAGCATGGTCATTATTCGGGAACTTCCTCTTTTTCCCACAAAGGTCACAGCATATCTCAGCAAGCCGATCTCGTTTATACGATGGAACAGTCACTTTGTCATATACTCTGCTCATTTCTTCCTCATCATTCCTAGATTAAGTTATGGAGGGAGGGGTGAGGCTCGAACTCACGTCAGATGGGAGCCACAATCCCATGCTATTACCAGTTAAGCTACCCTCCCCAAAAAGGGGGTGCCCGGATTCGAACCGGGGTCTCCATCCAGAAGCTGGGGCGGATTCGAACCGCCAAATCGGGAATGACCCGTGACTTCCATAGTCACACCCCCTATGGTTCAAAAAGTGGCCGTCACCCGAATAGGTGGCGTACCGCCCATAACTAAAAGAGCGGTGGCCGGATTCCCCACCCGGCAACCCTGGCGACATGGGCGTGGTATGCCATTTCTGCCCTGGCAGGGGTCATGTCGCTTTCAACCTTCCGACGCTGCCACGCCGCACCGCTCAAAGCTATTTCTCATCCATCAATCTTTTCGTCTATATGCTTATCAGTCCAGAATTTGGTTGTTTCATATTGTTCCGATCTCCACGAAAAGTTTTCATCAGGTACAAAATTGTGTGTTATCCCATATCCATTCTTATGATGATTAATGATAAATTCAACGTTTGGTGACCTGTCATCGTTAACCCCACCACCAAACCAGTAGATAACATCCTCATCGGGACGACACGAGACCATCATGACGCTAGTAACGCCATCATGTATTGTGACGACCTTCAAGGATTCTCCACTGGCTCCTGATGTGTATATACCCATTTCTTCCCCCTCGCTCTTATCACCCGCCGCCTTCAGTAAAACTAGACACATCCTCATTCTTATACCGTCGTCGTATCCAGACGAACGGAGTCCAGCGGTAGCCTTTATAATAGATCCGTTTACGAATGAATCGCCGCCCGGATGACCCACTCCATCGACCAAGCGATACTATCAATACCTTGTTCACTTCTTCCCCCGCATAACCCCGGGGTTATGCGCGTCCCGCTCCTGTAGATGCCCCTCCAGCCTGTTTGCCAGGTTGACTACCTTGGTGGTCAGGGCAGCAATACTAAGCATAACTGCTTCAAGGTCGTTGGTTAACTCCTCGTGTATACGATCTAGTTTATCCTCTGCCTTGTCCACCCGAAGAGAAACCTCATCTTCTAGCGCACCAATCCTATCCTCTCTTGAATCAGCTAAATCATCAAAATAATCTCTGTTCATGACACCCTCTTCTCCTTGCAGCATCGAAGACACTTTTCCAGGTAAAGATCATAGGCAAGCCACCTGTGCCCGCGGAAGAGGCAGATCACCGCTGCGAGCGTAAACCGGTGATAGCGATACGTTATGCCCATGTGCCCGCTCATGATACCCTCGCAAAATCTGTAATATCCAACGCCGGTACGATAATCTTAGCCTCACGATGATACCAGAAAATATCCTCATTCTGACTGAATATCCCCAATGCGTGTCCATCATCATGGTCAATCCCGACCAGTGGCGGCTGTACCTCGATTAGCGTGACTCCGTTAACGCCAACCTCGAACTTCGAGTCGCCTACGAGTACCTTGTATATGGTCCTTTCACCCTGTTTCATCCCTCTTCTCCCCATCCTCGTCATAGAAGATGTTCCGCGTTAGCATCGCCTCATACATCTCGTCAAGAATCTCACCTGGCTTGTTAGGGCTGATGTCCATATACTCCCCAATCGTGTCAAACCGCTCCTGTAAGCCCTTCATGACCATCGCACAGTGTACCTGCCCCGAAGCAACAAGACCAATTCTGGCCCTGTCTAAGCAGGTAGAACGCACATATTCGCCGCCGTCTAGCCAGTTGTCGAAGGCTTCTTCATTCCTGGTCATAAATCACCCACCCGTGGCCGCCACAGCAGTTACAAAAAAAGTCGTCGATCTCCCCAGACGGATCGTAGTTCTCGCCTTCGCCGCCGCACGCATCACACCGCTCGATGCCGAGCTTGTTGAATATGCGCTCAATGTCCAGATTGTTGTAGGGCCGGATCATGGCTTTCACAGCCTCAAAATAGGCCCATGCTTCGTTGACCTGGTCGTTGGTGAAGATGTGACAGCCGCTACACCTCTCGCAGCGGAAGATGCCGAGCTTACTTGCAGAAATAAAGTCGCCGTCCCCAACTCGCGTTGCCCGTGCCGCGTTGATCATCTCGGGGGTGATGTAAGGGCCGTCAGCACACTTGCCAGTACGGATGTACCTGTTGTAATCATCCTTGTACTCCTTGGCGGTTTTGGCCCAGAAGTCTCGATCCTTCTTCAACCACTCATTCTCTTTAACCAGCAAGCACGGACACCCAACCTCTAGCCCCGTGGCTAAGTAATCGCCACCACAGTTTTCACAATGCGTTCGCATCTTGTTAAGCCGCTCGATCTCGTCAGCGGCCTCAGAACACAAGGAATTCCACCCACTGTATTGCTCCGGGTAGCACTCATCACGAAGGTCGTTTATGATGTCACCCATCCTCAGCCCCTAACTCCAAGATCCTCTTTGCTCAATTGTATCCCTCATTCTACCACCTCCGCAGAAAAGGCTACCTTGATCGGGCGGCCTATTGGAACAGTAATGCCAGTGAGCTTTTTAAATTCCTTGTTACATATAGAGGTATAGGCGCTAAAATCCTCCTTACAGTCAAACCACCCCAAATCACCACCAAGGAAGAAAACCAGTGTCGGAGCCGGACGCGCCAATCTCCACACCTCAACGAAGCTCGGATCTGAGGGCTCCCGCGTCACCCATCGCCACGTTCTTTTCTTTCCCATGATCCGCCTCCAGAATCACACTAGCAGATAGAGTCGGGTTTGTCAAGGCTTGAAATCATAGTCACCGCTCACCTCCTCGTTAAACTTAGACTGCCTGGTCACGACAACAACCTCGCCGTCTACTAGAACCACGCGTAGATCCATCACTTTGAGAAGTGCGGCTACAACCTCGTACGTTGGCTTGACCACAGAATTGCCGTTCGCATCATGAAAAATCCACGCAATATCCGACATGGTTAATCCTCCTTGTCGAGAGCGCGACGGGCAATGTCAACCGACGCATTCACACGACGCTCCCATCGAACTCTCAACCGGTCGTCGATGTCCGCGTCTTCACCCTCACGGTAGAGTGAGTCGTATGCGGCGATCACTCCGATGAGCGCTCCCTCAAGACGGTCCGGGAGGTCTATCAGCAGCTCTGCGTTTACTTGGGTGGCGTTGTCTACCTCTTTTTCCAGCCGCTCGATCTCGGCTGCTGCTTGGTATCCCAGGCTGTCCTCAAGATTAAACTCACTTGTATAGCACTCGAAAAAAACCCTCGACCTCAACCTATCTGGAATATCGCTCATAGCTCACCTCCAAATACACCCTAACATCTGCCGAGTGTTTTGTCAAGCCCTGTTACTCGACAGATGAATCGTCTGGCCCCGAGCGCCAGACGCAGCACACGGAAACACGTCTGTCAAGCGGCAATCTTCGGAGCGTCAAGTAGATCGCTTGCCGCAAACCGGGTTTTCATGGTCTCTTATTACCTATTATACCTATTATACCTATTATACCTATTAGTATCCCTAGTATTATCCCTAGAAGTACCCCTTGGGGGTATTACCAAGTAAGAATTACCCACCCAAAGGGTAATTCTTTATACCTAAGAACAGTAGATATCTGTTGTTATCCTTGTAGTTATACTCTATAAGGGGGGTACAAAGAACCTTAGGGGTATACCCTGGGGATACTACTAGGTATACCCCTAGAAGACCTCCAGCACCCCAAAGAATGCGAATAAGAGCACCTGAGAGGTAATACGAGGGGGTTGGGCCATAATGGAGAAAAATTGTGTAAATTGAGAGAGGGGGTGTATACGGGGTAGCCACCCGCCATTGGGGGCAACGGGGGTGGGGAAATTGGGGTGATTAGTGCCAGTCGGGCCAGGTTTACAGACTATACGTTATCGGACGCTGTAGCCCCATGTCCTTGTGTCTATGTGTAGTTAGGCAGAAGACCCTACATTATGAGTCTCAACTAGACAGCGTATAAGGTGTTTACACCGTATAAACAGGGTATAATGTGGTCAACATGGCAGGTTTAAGGGCCTGGGGGCATATCGCACCAAAGGCTCATGGGCTTAGGTTAAATCTTTCTTACTGACCACAGCGTCCTAATTAGGTGACACCCCACTGTCCTCTTTAGGTGACACATTACCATTCCTTATTCAAACGCTTGTTTAACACACTGTCCTCTAAATAGGACACTTATTTCCCTTCAGCCCCTTGACAACTCGTATATCATGCCCTACGTTGGCTAATGAAGGGAGACGGTATGCACTTAGATTATGATGATGACCTGATTGATGGCGTCGGCTTCTCAGATCCAGGTGGCACCAGCGCATTACGAGCAGCCACCAGGGACAATCCGCGCAATCTGCCTTGCCCGAATTGTGGCAGGGAGAACATGCTCACACCCATCGACCGGCAGCGGGGCTACCAGTGTGACAGCTGTGCCGATGAGCTTGAGATGGGCTGTTGACACAGTACGACGATTAACCCCGCTAACCAGAGGAGACAGCATGAAACGCTCAGCACAGCTAGAGGAGTTTGTCGATGGGTTCCGTCGTAGTGTGCTTGGGTGGGATGGTAATGAGGAACATTGTCCCATCTGTAACAAGCCGATTGGTACATTCAGAGATCCGCTTTCCGAAAGAGAGTACCAGATTTCTCATATGTGTCAGGCATGTCAGGATTCAATATTCGGAGGTGGAGAATGAGGGGAGACATCGTGCCACAATTTGACCTGTTCAAAACCGAAGCCGCAAAGGTAATGAGCGATGCTGAGAGGTTAGCGGCATCGGTCAACGATGCCGAGTCATTCTACCGTAATGCATACTATGTCATGGAAACCGTAACGCGGCTCAACGGGAAGCTCGTAGAGATGTTAGCAAGTGAATCTCGCGCCATGGCCGGGCAGCTTTACAATAGACAGCGCTAACCCGAAAGGAGTACCCTATGATCTTACGCGACAAGGCATGGATTGACGAAGCGTGGAGACACACAAACCACCAAAACGATGATATGGGCATTGGGACCGGAGTTGCGCTAGCAGAACCCGGTATCAAGCGGTGTGCTGCGTGTAAAGGAAGCGGACACACAATGGCTCGGGTTACCATAGTTGAAATGCGGGAGCGGGAGTGTCCTGTTTGCCATCACAGGTGGGTGATTAAAGGGAGCACCCCATGATCTTACTTGACGAGTGTACTTGCCCCGTATGCGGTATTGTAATCCATGTTGGAGACTCTACCAGATCACAGGATGACGAGCGTATTTGCCCGCTCTGTTGGCAATGGGCATTCAACGATCAGATCTTCGAGATGGCTTCAATGTTCTTAACTTCCCACGCGGTACACAGACGCAGGGAGGAGTAATGTCAAGGCTAACCCGCTATGAGACAAGCGCGCTAGATTACCTTTGGGACACGATCTTCTTTCATGCGATTAAGTTTATAGAGGCAGATGAATTTCGTTTCCCGTTTTCCTATGATGAGACAGGGGAAATCGCGGGGGTTGCTGCCGATGCTGCAAAGCTCAAGGCACATTGCTATCTTACAGAGGAGGACTAGATGCAAGGCCTAGAATCCGTTGTAGAGCGTGTTAACCTACGCTTAGCCGAGTTCGAGACGCTACGAGATGGCAATGCCGACTTAGTCCTACTGGACGAGCTCGCCAAGGTGGGCATTGACCAGATAGAGCTTGGGGAGGCTTACCCTACTGTTGACGGCTGGGTCTGGACAGCTTGCCACCTTGTACAATATGGCAGTGGCCGACTTGCATTGATTGGGGGTTGACATGTGGTATGTCGAGAGGCAAAATAAAGGTTACAGTGAGACAGTAGATGAATTTGACACAGTAGCCGAAGCCCTGGAAATGGCAACAGAATATACCATTAGTGATCCCGCGGCGCGTTTCCTGGTTACGGACAAGCCTACAGACGGCTGGGAGGATTGACCATGTCAACGCTATGGGACAATGAAGAGATAGAGGTATCCAATCACCTTGACGTACCATATTGGGTTGAACAAGATATCACGGCTGGCACGGTCGCAGCCGTCATACAGGGCGGTTGTGCATCCGGGGCTTACATGCCTGCCGTGACGTACTATGATGCAGGTAACACAATGGGCGAATACGGGGATGACGTTCTCGACTACATCCACGACGTGGGGTTCGTCCTGGAATTTGACTCCAGCGAAGATTCCTGGTTGGGCTTTGCATGCAAGGCATTGTCAATGGCAGTAGAGCTGTGGGCATACTCAATCGAGGATGAGTTGACAGATGCCATTGAAGAGATGCTAGAGGACAACGACGGATGACACGTCCCACGGTCGCCATCTGTATCCTTGCCATCATATTGCAGATCTTACCGTTGTTGATCGTTCCGATTATTTTGATTGCAACCAGGAGGAAAAGACAATGAAATGCACACGCGCTCAAATCGACGCCCTGTATCAGGTCTACCTGCGTTGGCAAGACTTAACATCACACGCCATCATGCCGAAGGATTTAGAAATCGTAGAGGACGAGGAGTACGGAGACGGGGACTATATCGGCATATGGGTTGGTCCGTATAAAGAATGTAAGGAACGGCCCGATAGAAAGGGTGCCATCTTCATTGGCATTGAAAAAGATGGACACGAACACAGCTAACCTTTAACCCCAACCGAATAGGCAGTAAACTGCCTCTAAATCCAGAATATCCTTTATAAAGGGCAAAATATTGCCTGTAGAGCGCACCGAAGTTCGCACAGAGGTGTCACTGGTCAAAAGCCGACAAAGTGTCGGTATAACTGTCGGTATTTCGGTAGTACATACTTCGGTTTAGCCCCGGAAGCTATCCGGGGTTTCTCTTTGCCCCGATTCCTGGTGTTGACCACACCATACCTCGTGGAATGCCTCCAATGCCGCTTTAATGCCACAGTATGCCCTCTATACGCCCTTGCAAGATGTTCCGAGTAGGGTAGCGGCTTTAGGGTATCACATCGCGGTATAGGGCCCATACTGTGCCTTATAGCGTATATGTACCATTATGGGACATAAGCGTCAAATATCAGGCAGATCCGCATATGCGTCCGCATTCTCCCGTTCAAGTCTCTCCCGTTCAATCATGGCCTTCTTGACATACTGTGCTGCGTCAAGCAGTTTCTCGTAGAGATCCTGATGTGAATCCCTCCCGTCGAATGCCCCGAGCACCCCCCGCTCACGCAGGTCTTCTATCACCATGTCGGTAATTGTCTTCTCCCTGGCCTCCCCCGTTAGAGACACAACCCATGGAGTTATGCTGGGGTCTTTGGAAGAATATGATCCTATCTTAAAGTTCCCATCTTTGTCATGATGTGGGCCATACGCCTTAACCGTAAACTCTACGAACTGGAGGCCTTCCGGGTCTTTTGGATTATGTTTCATCATTGTCTTCCTTTGGTGGCGGAATAGGTTCAAGCGTGTTCCTCGATGCGTGGTAGTCAAACCTCATACCAAGATGTTTAGCAACTAGCTTGATGGCCTCTGGCGCGTAGACGGTCTTAGGAGTAGGCTTCCGTGGGCAGAAGAGGCTGTCAAATGGGTCATACGGAGTGTAAACAGCCGTTTGACGACTCAGCTTTAACTCAAGCTCTGAAAGCCGCTCCTCCATGGAGCAAATGGTAGAATGTAGATCCCTGATCTCCTGCTTTCTGCTCTCTTGTTCCTTCTTTGTGGTAGTCAGCTTTTTCCGACCCCACGTCGTATTAACAAGATCGTTGTATAAATTACTCATCAGTCTTCTCCAGCTTGAACTTATTCTGTCTCTTGATGTCCATGTCAAGATGTTCCATGATGGCAAGGATTGCCTCTCTTGACGTAACATACTCTCCATGTTTACACATCATGGTTGCTTCTTGCAGTTTGTCAATCACTTTCCACATTGCCTCTAGGTTTTTGTTTACGTGATCTTGTAATTCTCCCAACGTCTCTGACTTCATGTTAAAGGACGAATGATTAAAGATCGAATGATAACTAATCAATTCACTAAACTTCATGCCATTCTCTCCTGTCTTCCATGCTTTGTGACTTCCTATAATGAGATCCATGCTGTTCCATCACCACCCCCTATTACTAAAGCTCGTTGTGTCCTTGTCAAAGTGCAGCGTAGTCTGCCCCAGTGGGCCATTACGGTTTTTGTCTATGAACACCTCCACCTTTGAAGTGTCACTAAGGTGGGGGTACCACATTAGGAGCACTTGGTCAGCGTCGCTTTCGAGCTGCCCGCTGCCCTTCAACCGGAACTTGTCTGGTCTCCTGGGTTCCTGTCCATATGGCCTCCTGAGCTGACTGCAAGCAAAAACCGGCACCCCCAGATCCTTGCCAATTGCCTTCAGTCTCTTGCTTACGATCGTTACTGCAGTCTTGTCGTCATCATTAGGACAAAGTAGTTGCAAATAGTCCACAATGATCAGGTCAAGTCCTCGTGTCTTGTCCATCCATGCCCCTCTTGCATTGAGACGAATACTAGCCGTGGTTTGAGTTGAAGTATCATTTATCGTGATCATGCCAGGAAGGTCCTCAATGGTTGACTGTGCCTCGTTTATTTTCTTACGCTCTTCCTTGGTGAGTACAATGTCCTCGTTAGTTATCCTGGAGTACGGAACACGACTCTCCATAGACAGTAACCGCAGGCCAAGCTGAAATTGTGTCATCTCGGGCGTGAAAAAGAATACCTTACATCCACAGCCTGCCATGTTATAAGCCACTTGAAGGGCAAAGGCCGACTTGCCCACAGATGGCTGTGCCCCGAGAATCATGTACTCAGCAGGCTTCAGCCCGCCCAATGAGGAGTCAAGCTCACTAAACCCTAACATAATACCGCCCTTGAGCCTGTCTCCGTTGATGATTGATGTCGTAATGCCAGCCGTCACTGATTCAATTGATACGTTTTTATTATGCGAGGACCGCTGATTCAAGTCAGAAAGCGAACCCTGAGCAACATCCATGCGCTTGTCAGGCGATACAGCACCGTCCATTAACCTACGCCCGATCTGCTTTAGTACACGCCCCTTGGATGCCTTTTCAATCCCCTTGGCATAATGTGTAACGTTAACAGTGTCAAACGGACTATCCATCAGAGTAGCGATGCCGGGTGAACCACCGGCACGGTCGAGGCAACGCTTCTCCCGCAATACGCCGACAACAGAAACCGGATCTATGTTGACGCCGTCATTGGCCAGTGCTGTCATGGCCCGCCAGATCAGCCGGTGTTCCTCTCGGTACAGGTCTGACTCCTCGATGATGTTAGCTGCCTCCTGGTAGCACTCACCACGGGTGAGTATTGCACCGAGGACTGCTACCTCTTCATCGTCAGAGGGGTTCGACATCTTAGGGGAACCTTTTTAGCAGATTCGGCTTACCGTCAACACCCAGTTCAAGATGTTCAAGGATGGCAAGCACAATTTTCTTCAATGGAAGTCTTTCAACTGTAGTAGTTTCCCCGTTCCAGTAGGTGGCTTGGACAGTAGTTGTATCTTCAAGCTGGAATATTCTTAATGACAAATCTTCCGTTGCCCTGCTCATTCTTGTTCCTCCAGGTCTTCTTCTTGTTTAACAGCTAACCGTAAAAGGCGAAGAATCTCAATAGCGTTATTATAATCATCAATATGCGCAGCCTTTGCCCAGCATGCATCTTTGCCATAGCGTTCAACAAGATCATAACCACCGCTAAGATTAACCACCAGATCATACTCAAACTCAAACTCTTCTACTACACCGTTCATTTTCTCCTCCTCTGCTCTGCCCATATCAGGCGCTTCTTGGATACCGCGTCGTCAAGGGAAGTGGGATCAGCGGAGATGCGCTCGTCCTGCCAGTCAATCAGCCTGCTAAGTTGATTGTTTGTTAAAGAACTCAGGTAGGACAGGAAGAACGCATCACCCGCCAATTCCATTGTCATTCCATTGTCATTTAGTTATCACTAACCAAGGTCAACCATAAGAGATTCGACCTTTTTTAGGGCATCCTCTGCCTTTTCGTATACCCAGGACACTGCCCCTGTTCTCCGTGACCAGAGCCTCACGGTATATCCGCTTAGATGTCCAACTAACTCAATTGTGTATTCTTCTTTAGCCATGATTACCACTCCTCCTTGGCATCTTCCGCCTTCTTGGCGGAGAACATCACCACTCGTTTTCCGCCCACTTTTCCTACCCAGTAAATCTTGCCGTCCTTCTCTCGCTCCCACAGCCCACCACTGCGGGTACGGTCCTTGCAGTCTATGTTGCCCTCGTCGTCACCTACGTACAGGTTGAACTCTGGGGGACTAGGGACAAACTCATCAGTCATGTCTTACTCCTTTTCCACTTTGAATCGTTCATCTTGCATCTCTGCGAATCGCGCTAGTTCCTCTTTGCTCATGACGTCCACGGACTTACCCTCGAAGTAATTACCGCGAATCCTCCCATGCCAGATCTGATATATCTCCTTTCCTAGTCTGCTGGCCCCGATCTTAACATTCTCCATGACGACTTTGAGGATGTCGTCTGGGATGTCACTCTTGGGTTCTATCGGCGTAATACGATCTGGCGTCTCGTCTACGAATGGTTTCTTCTTAGAAAACTCTTTCCGCATTTCCTCAACGTACTTGTTGTCGTCAAACTTGCCCTCGAACACATCTGCGTTGAACCCGAGCTTGGACAACGCCTTGGTGGTCAGATCAGTGAGGAGCTTCTTGCGGCTGTCACCACCCTTTCGCCAAGCGATATCAGTTGATATTTGAAACTCGCTCACCGGACAATAAAAGATAGCCTCAAGCCACACTTCCATAGATTCCTCATCAGCATCGCGGGTAAACGCTACAACTTTACCATACACGCAATCCTTGACCCCCCACTTGCCGCCATACGGCCCCCAAAGCTCAGTAGCTGTCCTAAGTTGGTACTGTGCGTCAATGGCCGTGAAGCCCCCCTTCTGGGAGACAGGCTTGGTCATTGCCGGGTCAGTCTTGCAGACTGAATTCCATAGGTCCATATTACTCACATCAACCCCCCGTCTTCCTCCCACAGGTCAACACACCCAAAAGCACACTCGTCAGAGAGAAATACCACGACTGGCGCTTGGTTATTCCCGTATTCGAACAGCCGGGAATATTCATCTAGTGCTTTGACGCACTCAACCGCTAGGTCAAAGTCGTCAAGAACCCTGGTTAATACCCCAACAGGGGTAAGAACCTCGTCAGACTCTTCTATGAACTCTTTATATGTCACTTGGCCTCCTATTTGTAAAATGACCCATCTGTTTCTTGGTAAAACTTTTCTACTAGCCAACTTGCAAGCTGTCTGCTTTTTTCTTTCGTTTGTGCTTCATCTGAATATCCGCAGATTGCTTTTTCCTCCTCGTCCATTATTGCGTAAATTAAAGAATCAAGAAAGTCTTGACCATATGACATAGAAATACTCATAACGTCACCGTCTCCTTATTCTTCCCCGTATGGCCCTGAACCAAAGAAAGACTCTCTACATCCTAAAATCGCAGTGAGAGGCATGGCCCAGATCATGTGCCAGGGAAGTTCTCCAAAAAGGTAGAGGACAGCCCCCATGACTACTCCAAAGAGAATAACCACAACCCTGCCTTTGGTTTTAAGAGGTTTACATGTTTTCACAACGTCACCTCCTTATACATAGTATCTCGGAAAATCAAGCTCTACTGTTCCAAGCGCAGCCGTAGCCAGATCGCGAGAGTATCCACGCAAGACTTCATGGGAAGAATTACCGGCTGCGATTGTCCTTAGAACTGCTACATGAAGATCAGCTTCTATCGAGTGAGCAACTTCGTAGTCTCCACGGATTTCTTTGATGTATTTAATAACTACTTGTATGTCTTCCATCGAAACTTTATCAGATCTAACAATTTTTTCAGCCTGGTCGTAAAAACTTGAATCCCGATAGCTCATAACGTCACCGTCTCCTTAATCGTCCCCTGATACAAGCGGCATTCTGTTTAGTGCGCCACAAGCAGGACATAATATTCTAGGGAATCTGCTGCCGTGTGGGATGCGATGTCTAAATGAACATCCACACCCTCCACAAACAATAGTAAACTTTGGCCCACCCGGATGAAATGAAAAACACCACCCATCCATTGCTGCTGGACTAACGATTTTCATAACGTCACCGTCTCCCTTCCGTAGCTTAAACCGTTCCATTTGTCGGATGATAAGAGGTAATTAGAATACCTCTCAAGAGCCTCACGGTACTTGTCCCTGCCCTCCTGTAGTAACTCTAGGTTAATATCATAGATTGCTGTCAAGAAGGGAGGCTTAGAGCCCACCACTAGGAATACAAAGTTAGTTATCTTCATCCCATTCATCAGGGCTACATCCTGGTATAACGCTGATTGTACATTGTAGTTGTACTTGTACACCGAATGGAGAAAGGCCCTAGAATGAGGAGCTATCGTAGATTTAAGATCATAGATAACACCATCAGAGACAAGATCAGGTCTTACCTTCAAGGTTAACCCTGTGATGGGATCTTTAACCCATATAGATACTTCTCTGAGGGTTGTCTTTTGACCTAGGATCTTTTTTATACTAGGATTATTATAAAGGGCATCCCTCATGGAGTAAATATCATTTGATACACCACTGGTTATAACTGTCTTATGGGGATGGTCGAGTACACACTTTTTATGAGCCTTAGTAGCCTTACCTTTAGTTGGACCTACTAGGTAATTCTTCTTATACTCCTCTGGAAGTAATACCAGGTCATGGAAGGCAGACCCCTTGACCATCGGGTCAGTGGGCTTCTGGGGGGATGCCTTCATCATCTGGTACAGCGCAATGGACTCGTGTATCTGGCATATGGTGGTCTTGCTGAGGCCGTCTGATGCGTGGTACTCCTCGTTGGGCACCAGCTCGTAGACGTTGGGCATTACTTCGGTGTACTTACTGCGGATTTCTTTTGGTGCTGTCATTTCCGTCACCCCCAGACACACCCTAGCATTTATTCCGCTGTTTGTCAAGAGACCGAGCGGAATAAATGAATCGTTGACCTTTGGCCAACGCACCAGACGGGACGGGTTTTGTCAAGGCTTGACAGAATCGGTTTTATCTGTTAGGGTAAATCTGAAGGTGGCCAATGGGTAAGAAAGAAAGAACCAAGGGAGCTGTCTACGAGAATGAAGTCTGTAAGGCGCTGTCCGCGTTCTGGCCTACCACCAAGCGCAATCTGTCTCAATACCAGGGTAGCGACGGGCGTGACCTTGACGCCACCGAGCCGCTGTGCTTCCAACTGAAACGGCGTAAGAAGACCGCCCTGTCAGAGATCAAAATAGCCTACCTCGAAGCAGCCGAGTCGTTACAGGATGATTATGTCATCCCTGCCGCTTGCTGGCGTGACGACAATGGGAAGTCAATGGTAATACTGAGCCTGGATGACTTGGTTCTACTACTTTGTGGGATAGAGGATGGAACATTCTGATGAAGATTGTAAAAAGAACGTACTACAAATGTGATGTATGCGACGAGGAAATACGCTCAGCCTGGTTTAGGCGCATCAGAACGAGGCGGGTGCTGTACTATTGTAGAAGCTATCCTATTAACAGTCTAAAGGTAGACCTTTGTGATCAGTGCTGGGATCGGGTTATTGAGACAATCCAAGCATTTGCAATGGAATGTCCTGATGGACCTTGACTTCAATCTGTGTATCGACGACGAGTGCCCGTCCCGTGACTGGTGCTTCCGCTACACGGCATCCCCGGTGAAGCTCGGTCAGGCGTTCTTCCGTGAGTCACCCCACACAGGGGATGATACAGTCTGTATCATGTTCGTAAGCAACAAGAAGCGTGGTAAGCGCAGCACGTTTCACAAAAGGGTGGAGAAAATAAAATGAGTGACATCATAGACGCCCTTCGTGATGCGTTTGGGGATAACGAGGGACTTTGTTACGAAGCCGGTCATGAGATTTCGGTGCTGGAAGCCACGATTGAACGGCTTGAGTCTTGTGGTATCCAAGATATGCAAGAGGCGCTGGAATTTGCCCTCGAAGCTCCGGGGGAGATCCAGAAGATTATGACTGACAACAACCTTGTAATCGACGATCATGACGACAAGATGCAGAAATTTGCTTTTACAATCTATACCAAGCTCGTTGCTGTTGCCGACAAAGCTGAACGTGCCTTGAAGGGAGATGAAAATGCCTGACGAAATTCTACGACACAGGGAACCCATGGTTGCGTTGCGAGAAAAATACAAAGAAGCGAAGGATCGGGTGGAGGGGCTGGAAAAGGAGAAGACCGCCCTCGGAAAAGAGCTTTACGCCGTGGTGAAGAAAAGAGACGAGGCCGATGCGCGGGTGGCGGCGCTGGAAACAGTCAACGCCGCCCTGAGAGACGCCACGTCCAATAATCTGGCGCGGATAGAGGAGTTGGAAAAGATCACGAACAACGCCGTCGGCATCGGACCCGGCGATACCGTCTTGTGTGGTACGGCGAAAGATTGCGAAATTGTATCCGAGTGGCTCGCTACGCACACCTACGAGGACGAGCAGATCGACGCGGCTGTGGACTATGCGAATACGCTTGCCACACCAGCCCCCGGAGATGATTGTGCCAACGATGGCCCGTGGATTGCACTCAACATCCTCAACATCTTCCGCTGCGAGAATCGTCACCACAACATCAGGCTGAGGCCAATTGGGCCTTGCCCCGACTGCACAGGCCACGGATGGGTGAAGGGAGCCGACAATGACTGACATCTTCGACGACGCGCTAGCAATCACAGAGGAGGCGGTTGAGGCCCAAGTGGAGGAGGCGAGGATGAGTGATCTAGTAGAGAGGCTTAGGTATATGAGTGACAAGGGGGGATGGCTGAAAGAACTCCTGGCATCTGCCGCCGAGGAGATCGAGCGGTTGGAAAACAGGGCGAGAGATTTTTCACAGATAACCGATCTTGCACTTGCGGAGAGAGACAAGCTGCGAGCGCGGGTGGAGGAGTTGGAGCAGCTCGCAGCAACCCTAACAGACATGTACACGAACACAGAGCGCATCTGTCAAAACATGATCACGATTAAAAGGCATTCGGCATCGAGCAGTGCGGGGGGTGTCACGGGGCAGGGATGGTAAAACGGCCAGTACCTACGTCAATGTATCCAGATTCCATTGTTGAGTCAGTCTGTCCCGCTTGCGGCGGTCACGGGTGGGTCATCAAGTGAAACGCATCCTCACCATCGGCCTGCTGGCAATAGCAGTCACGGCATATGCTACTGACTCACGCTTCCGCAGGTTTCCACCTGATCTTAGTCTTAGCTGCCTTCTATGGGGCATCTGTGAGCCACCTCGGCGTCTAATCCCCATTGACCCGTGGGAGTACTACGTGCCGCGCAGCGTGGGTGTGAACCTGATGTCATGGGACAAGAGTATGGGTGCTGGTCAGGAGATGGACTGGTGGGACGTGATGGGGCCTCTGGGCACACCCAACTGGGAGACGGTGGAGTGGGCAAGAGATGAGTTTGGGCTGACTGCCATTGGCCTTATGCTGCGGGCGCACCCGTGGGACAACTACTATGAGAACATACGGAAACTGTTTCGTTTACCAGGAATCGACATCATCGTATTCAGGCCGGAGTATTGGGGGTTTACAGACTATCGGTGTGACGGTAGCCTTGGTGTGCTGTGGGTTGAGTACCCAACGGGACCGAACGATAACTTCCCCTGGTACGAGTGGTCAGTATTTGACGGGTTGTACGGGTACTATGCCAACCAGGATAAAACAATCATTGTCACGAACATTGAAGCTGACTGGCAGCTACGGGGCGTGGGCTGCCGGGACGGTGAGCATCGTCCAGAGGATTACGAGTGGTATATGCTGCGTGAGTTTAATCGCAGGCAGGCGGCTGCTGAGCGGGCTAGAGAGGCTAATCCTGATGCAGCCCTGCGTGTCGATCATGGTATCGAGGTCAACTTCTTCGGGAATGAGGATTGGCAGGACAACACGATTCTGTGTGGGATTATCCCGCACATGGATAGCGAGCCTGATCGCATTGGCCTGAGCCTGTACGCAATGGCCGGTGATCCTGTTGAGGCCCTACACTACGCGATGGAGTGTACCGGGTTGCCAGCTAACAGGTTCTACATCAGCGAGGTTGGCTCCCGCCGTCTTGACAGGCAGTATGACAGGATCTATGACGTAACTGATACCCTGTTTAACGAGGGTGTGTCGTTTGCGTTGGTGTGGTCCCTTGATGTACTGCCAGAGGATACAGACTGGTCAGTGGTTGACCCGTATACTGGTACGTGGTGTGGTGGGATGGATGCGATACATGATCTTAACCTGAAGTGGAGGGAATGATGAATAGGAGCTTCCGAGTACGCATCTTGGGATGCGATTATGACCTGCGACCAGGGGAATCCGATGAGCTACATAGTAGGTGGGGATTCATGAGCATCCAAAAGAGGGAGATTGTTTACGCAACCCACATGGATGAATCCACGATTAAGGATACAGTGTTCCACGAGCTTATCCACGTCGCTGACTTAGCTACGTCAACAGAGAGCAACGAACTGACAGAACAGCAAGTCATGAGGATCGGTGCGGTGCTGTTTGGGATCTTGAGAGATCACGACAGCCTAGTAGAGTGGCTTTTGGGGGAGGAATAATGGGAGACATCGTTGAGCACCTGAAGTATCTATCGGAAGAGTATGAAAGTGATGAGTATGTTGATATTTCAGCAACGAACTATTTTCAAGAAGCGCTTGACGAGATCGAGCGGCTACAAGTAGCTATGACCACATGGAAAGAAGAAGAGGGAGAGTGGAAAAAGATTGAGGCCGGGTTGTTGGCGCAGGTGAAGGAGTTGGAGCAGTTTCAGAGGAGTCTGCATCCGACTGAACTAAGAGATTACACGAAAACTTACTATGTCATTGACGATGAGATGATCAACAAGGCATGGAACCGCAAGCCTGATCCCGCGCTGGCAACTCTGGCAATCTTCAACATCTTCCACTGTGAGAGGTGTCCAAGGAACGGGCTTGTTGATAGAACCGTGGACGACGATGGGATTTGTTCTGATTGTCATGGTCGGGGATGGGTGGTTGGAGGTAAATAATGGAAGTTGAATCTGTGATCTGCATTGCTCTTTGGATTGGTTTTCTGTTTGGTTTTTTGGCCGGGTTTGTCTATGCCAGAACCGGGAACTGTAAATAATGGGAGACTGGGCAATCTGTAGTCGTTGCGGTGACGAGATATTACCCTGGATGGACAGTGGGGAGAAGCCCGTGTGTGGTTCATGCTACTGCATAGATGATCGAGAAAGGTTTGCTGCGCCAGAGGAGTCGAAGAGGATCTTAGAGGCAGAAGAGTACGAAGACAGCATTAAACTAGGAGACGGAACGCTTGCGGAGGAGGAAGACGATGAACCCGAAGAATGAGGAGTATCTGTTCAACAACTTCACCCACCTGTACAAGAATCTCTACTGCCCTGTAAGCGTGTCCAACATGGCATTTGGCCTAGAGGTTGGTGACGGGTGGTTTGAACTCATCAAGGAATTGTCTGCCAAGCTGAATCCGATTGGGTGCGTAGCTTCGCAGGTAAAAGAAAAATATGGGACGTTGAGGTTTTATATTCATTCCGCTACTGATGAGGCATTCGACTTGGTTGACAAGGCAGAGGCTAAGTCAGAAACAACCTGTGAATGGTGTGGTAAGCCCGGTAAGCTGAGGGGCAAGGGGTGGATTACTGTTAGATGTGAGAGGTGTTACAATGACGATCAGAAGGGTTAGCGTAGAAACGATTAAAAGTAAGGATAACGAGGTTCTCAAACTGCTTAGACTTGGTGTTATTTGTAATGACCCACAAGGAGACTACATCCTGTTCCCGGTTGTTATTGCGCGTCGTCTTCTGTCCTATAACTGTCCAGAAGTAAAACAAGAGTTGAGATCCGCGTTAGCAGGATACGTTCACGAGCCCGAAGAGTAGCCACCACATCAGCGTACCATGCCTTTAGAGCCACCTGGGAGCCCCCGTAAGGCACTTCAGGCCAGTCCGGGTAGGTAAGGGTGGGTAGAATCTCAGGCTCGGGACAGGACAGGCTAGGCACATACACGGTGATTGTCTCTATTTCAGGTATACAAGGCGTGGTAGACACACACCCAAGACAGCTAATCAGGTAGCACAGAAAGATGACCGCAGCAACAACCCCACCAATAAGACCTTCAGCACCATGATCCAGGAATTTACCTAGTTTCATTAGGCTGTCTCCAAAGCGCATTGTATGCAACAGTTATATCATACAGCTTGCTCATCTTTTTCCATTCTTTCCATGATACAAAGGCGTATCTACCAGACTTGATCTCCCTAATTTCACGCGGACGTCCATCTTCCCACCGCATAATCTCAACTCTTGTTGCGCTGTTCATTTGAAAAACCTCTCAACAACATCCTTAGCCCTTTCCAACCAAGCAACCTCCACCCGGGGGTCGATGGCATCAGACAAAAGTAGGCCGATCTCTTCCCACTCCTCACGAGTAAGCAACACATCGTACGCATCCATCTCATTCCAGCCCTTCTTTTTAGCAAGAGGTTCAATGAAAGAGGTTTCAACATTCCCCTTTTCGTACCATGATCCGCCAGTCGGGGGATCACCGAACGTATGACTGGTTATAAACACATCCTTCATTTCACTATCTCCTCCATGGCCAAGTGACACGCCTCTGATGCGCTAAGCTCAGCCATGCGCTCACGTAAGTCATTAGCCTCATCTGCCATGTCACGCATCGCCGTGTTGTGTAAGGTGTTTAGCTGGCTAATCGCCGCACGGCCCATCGCCCTGAGCTGTATAACCCTGGCCTTATATTCTTCACCCTGCTTTATAACCTCTGCGTTAGTTCTGTCTACCGTGTCCCTCAAGCCAAGCCAGTTAGAGTTGGATCTCTGTAGGCTCTCGTAGCACAGGTCGTAGTTGCTGTTAAGGGTGGCAATCTCAGTCTTGAGCTTGACGATCTTAGCAATACTCAGCTTGCCACGCACGTAGAACCCAGTAAAGAAGATTGACATAACGATAATCGTAAGTATACTACTCTTGATTAGCTTCGGAGTCAACCAAAGTGGCATCATGATAAACCTCCTCCTCTATTTCTGTCAGTTGTTCCTTTATACACGTAAGGCATATCCACGCAATATCATCCCAATCATCATCCTTAGAAAATGAAAACGATTGGTCAAACGCACCAGCACTAGCACAGAAATTACACTTGGCATTGCTGTCATATCTGACAATCATCACTTCCCCCATATCCCTTTTGCAAGGTTAGCCAAAACGGAATCATAGTCCCTCCGTCCTTTTTCTGTTTTCTCTTATGGCGATGTGGTCAGAAATCGCAGCCCCTATCCACGGCGCGGCAACGGCAAGAATGCACAAGACGACACAGGCATAGATGAACATAAATATAAACGAACAGGCAACCATTAGAGCAACCATCTATTCCTCCTCTTGCTTTCTTTAGACAGTTTTCTTTTTCTACGATTCTTTTCCTTGGACAGCTCTTTCCGAAGTCGTATCATTTTTAGCGCACATTCAGAAAGTTCCTCCGGGATTGGAAAGAAATCTTCTAGTTCTTCCGGCATAATTTCAGACCATTTACGAATTTCTCCAGTATCAGGATCCATTACTTCCCCCATATCCCCTTCACAACGTTAGCCCCAAGGAAACTGCCTACCAGCATGCCCGTAATGCCCACCGCTTGTAAAAACTCTGAGCCGCTGATCTTTTCAGCATATAGTAACCAGCTACACAACCCAAGGACAACACCAGTGTAGCCAATCGTAACCGCGAACTTCCTCTTACCAGTCGGCGTGATCTCATTCACGATTTCCTCCGGTGCTTGACCCCTTCGTTGGTAGCGTAATAACCCAAGCAAGCAGTGTGGTGTCATTCATCGTTCCTCCATCAAATTGTATCACGACTTCTCCTTGTTCTCCTTGAATGCCTTCTCAAGAATATCCGAGTAGATGTCACACCACTCTTGTATCCCGCTCTTTACCCATCGCGCCAAGGCATCAGCAATCTCTCTAGTAGAAGCACCACGACCAATTCTCTTACCCAAGATGTAAACATAGAATAGCCCTCCGTCTTCGTTAACTTCGATGTCAATATCTGTTTCCATTACTACCTCCATCACGGATACGTCTGGATGTTCTTCATCAGTCTATTGCCAAGACAGTGTTTCATGATGTTAAGTGTTACTCTAGCATCACTTTCACACCTGTCTACAATCATGTCCATTGCTTCTGTGTGTGCTGATGTACCAATGGTTTCTTTCTGTGCAGCCTGCCATACCGCATCAGGTACATCCATCTTCTGTTCATCCAGGCCAAGCACCTTGGCAACCACCTTCATGCTGCTCGACCTAAGCTTCATGCCGCGCCAGCCCTTGTAGAACCACATTGGATCTATATGTAAACCAGGTTCTATCTTCCGTTCATCATTGAGGATGAGGCGCGTTTGTAGAAATGATACATCAAAGCCCTTGGAAAAGTACCCACACGATATCCAATGGCGTTCAACCTCGTCTCTGATAGCAACAGCCAACTGCCCATCGTTATTAAGCGAGCCCCCCATGTTCTGATCAATCCGGTACGTTGTGATTTTCCCTGACGGATAGGACAGAATGCTACCACAGAGTAGGCGTCCAAAATCTGCTTTAAGGCCCGTTGTTTCAAGATCGTACACGGCGAGAAATGGATCATCATTGTGGCTGTTTTCGTACTCTCTTGCAAGTTCCCTCCGAAGTTCCCTCCGAAGTTCTCTTACCTTGTACTCGGTGATACCAAGTACTTCAGCAAGGTCCGATCTGATTAGAAGGCTGTACTTCTTTGCCTTGGCTATGAGTGAGTCGGTCATCCATGATTCAGTCATTAATAGCTCCACGCACCGGGACGTGGCAGAACACCATCCTCAGAAACGTCTATATGAATAAAGCTCTTTGCAACCCCGATACCACTAGCCCAACACAATACAGCAAGGTCAAGCATCTTTCTCCTATCCTTCCCGCCACTGATATGAAGATCAGCGGCTTGCCCAATAGTGTGCGCCGAGTTGACAACACCCCTTACTACCGGTGATGCATTATACGTGGCGCATCTGTTCCCCGACTTAATGTGAATCGGGCCGTACTCCTCACGCATACGCTCTAGCAGGTTAAGTAGCTCTGAGGATACGTCGCCGGGTCTAGTACCATAGCCACAGCCACAGGAACAGGCGAACTCGGACGTGTCAAAGTGATCGGATAAGTCACCCATGGAACCTCCCTCAAAAACACTGTATCAGGTTATGGGGCGGGTGTCAAGGCTAGTTGCCGACGGTGGTGCGGCGACGGATCATTGTGTTGATCTCCTTGTTGGCCGCACTTCGGTATTTCCCGTAGGTGGACCTTAGCATCTTCGCCTTCATCACGTCCGGTATGCTCTCCCAGCGGGCTGAGCTTATCACCCGTGATAACGCCTGCTTAGCCCTTGCGTGGTACTTGTCGTAGACGGCATACTCCTCGTTAGTGAGCTTGATGTTCTCGCCGTCAACACCACGAATACCGATGCGCTTGGTGCGCTTGGGCATTGCCGGTGGCATACCCTCGTAGCCTCTCAGCCGGTCGAACTCACGCTCGACCTCCGTATTAAGCCGTCCAGCAGACACCCCAAGTGGGTTGAATACAGACTGTACCGCACTAGCACCTAGTGCAAGCGGACTCTCGGTGGACATGACACCCCAACGTTCGGCTTTCTCACCAAGGGCAGTGGTCCTCGCCGGCAGTGCCCTGCTTACGAACGGTATACGGTATGCCAGGGCATCAGGAACGCCCGCAGCCGCGCCTAGCGGCTCTTGTACACGCTGGTACGGGTCAACTGCCTGTGCGACCTTAGAGAAGAACGTCGGCACGATGGAGCCTGCCATCTGACGGTAGTAGATGGACCCGGCTTGCTCAGGATTAGCAAACGCCTTGGCAAAGGACTCCAGACCATAGAGGAATGACTTGTCAGTCATGTTGTCTTTGACGATGGCAATGGCCTTGCTAGTCTTGTCATCCGATGCGCCGAACTCGGCAGCATCAGCAGCCAGCCCAAGGACCGTGCCGAGCGGCTCTAACCGCTGCATCTGGATGTAGGCATCACCGATCTTGATTGAGTATGGACGCCAGCCGGTGGCGAGTAGGTTCTGCCGGTCAGAGTAGTTGGCAGGCCCGCCTCCGGTGAGACCGCCCATCTTAGCCACGGTGAGCAACGCACCCCATACTGCCGTGCCCATTACGGTAGCGGTTACTTCTTTGTAGTACTCCTGCGGTGTTAGTTCGCGGCTCTCATACCTGCGCTTCAAACTGCCCCATCGGAGTAGTCCGATTGGGGAGCGAGCAATAGACTGCATAACCACGTTCCAGGGGGTCTGCCAGAAGGGGATGACGAGTGTTCCGGGCTTGGCCTCGAAGCCCAGTATTGGAATCCTGACCGGGACTTCCCTCAGACCGGCGACGAGCCTACCTGCTGGGTGAGTAATCCGCTCAGTGAAGGTTTGGATCTCGGCCTCTTTCTTCATGGCTGCTAGGATGTCTGGGTGGGGTTCGCCGCGCCTAGATCCCTTTGGGACAATCCTTACTTGGTCCTGACTAAAGGCAACAATCTCATCCATTAGCGAGTCATCAACGCCGTCATAACCACGACGGATAAGTTCTTCTCGCATTTTGTTTCCGCCTAGCCCATAGCCAATTTCATCTAAAACTTCTCTTGGGGCGGGGTTTTTAATATCAGCAATAACCTCGTAAAGCCTGTCATTGCTCTTTTTCCCTTCTATTTTGGTATATTTGAGGGCAACATTTTGGTCCCTTGTCAAATATATTCCAGCTACTCTTTGATGTTCTCCTCTCCCTTCCCGGAGCCCCGCTAAACCAATTGTGGAAGAACCATGATATAACCGTTCGCCAGGGGGAAGCTCCCCCATCAACTCAGCAATCCTGCCCTCGATCTCAGTCGCCTTGATCTCTTTGTTACGGAATGCCTCATACGCCATGCGGGTTGACGTGTACGCAGCAGCCCGCTGTCCAGCAATGCCCTTGAAGTACAGGTCCATAACCTGTAGCATGTTGCCGGGGATGCGAATGAAGCTCCCCAGCTTACCGGGGATTGCAGCCGTGGGATGATCCAGCTTGGTACGCTCAGCATACATCTTCATGTGAACGTCGTTGTCGATCAACTCATTACGCCTGGCCTCACTGAACGTAGCACGAAGGAACTTCGGAAGCTGTCTTATGCCGTCTATGGCTGCTCTAAAGTCGGCACCCATGATCATAGCAACATCAGAGTGTTCTAGTTTAGTTCCCTTCGGGTCTTTGGCGCTCCTTGCAATCTCTACGTGTAGGCCAACCGTCTTCTCAACATGGTCAACACCCTGCCGCAATGCGTTAGACGATACGTTGACGGCCTGTGTGGTAGGACCAGAGAGTAACCCGTTGATCCAGTACTCCATCATGTAGTCCCACATCTTGGGAGTGTTGACGGCACGGGATATACGGGACAGCAACTCGGGGTTACCCTCGGACAGCACAGCAAGACTCTTTACCTGCTTGAATACGTTAGGACCAAGCGACTTCTCTAGTTGCCTCTCAACCTCAACCCACTCGGGGGTGTTCTCCTTTACCGTCCGCATGGCTCGCAGGATGCGACCACCCGTTGTGCCGGTGCCCATAAGCGGCTCGAATACAGCAGCCTCTTTTAACGCCAGTGCTTCTATCCTCTGCTGTATGATGCTTGCGGTCTCGGCATTACCCTCTTTCTCTGCCAAGAGCTTCTGTCTTGTCAGGTTAACCTTATCTCTCCAAATGGTGTTTAGCTTGTCACCAAAGCGCAACACATGCCAGTCACTAGCCTCTGCCAACTGTCTACCTTGGTCGTCAATGCCCATTCTCTGCGCGGCGCGACGCACCATGTCAACCGAGTGTGGACCTTGCTCAACCTGATTCCGTGCCAGCTCCCGCTGCGCTTCAGGCTCAAGCCGATCCCACATTTCCTTGAACGCCTCGGTACGCACGTCGGATTCGTATGGCGCTGATTCGCGGGCTACTTGCTCGGGGGAGATCGGCTCCCCAGGCTTAGCTGCCGTTACTTCCGGCTCAACCCCGGCCTTAGCCCTCTTCGCCTCAACCTCTTTAGCATAAGCCTCTGCCTCTGGACGCATCTCGGCAAGTTTTCTCTCGGTCTTCCACCCCGGTTCATGGTACTTACCACGAGACAACAGACCAAGTAGACCTATTGTAGTACCGGCAGCAACAGACTCCTCTAAGTCGCCACCGTGTATCCCGGTCATGCCGCCGACGAACCCACCAACGGATGCGCCATGTAGCGCCTTGCGTTTGAACTGACTGCTAAGAGTGTTGAGACCAGCTTCCTCGGCTAAGCCTTGATAAACCTTAGCCTTCATCAACTGCATATCTCCACCGTGAGCGAGCATCGCCTGACGTTTGCTAAGCAGCCGCTCTGCGGCAGGGGAGACAAACTTGCCACCGGCCCATGCACCAAGTCCACCGAATACTGCACCCTCGGCAGCACCCTTTAGACCGTGGCCTATTGCGGACGGCAAGCCCTCGTCACCATGACGCACCGCGCTATGTGCGCCGAACCCGAGTGCCGGTCCTAATATCCTTCCACCAAGCGTCTTGGCGGCCATGCGACCACCGGCAACAGCCCCGCCGCCCCACATGAACGGGGCCATAGACGCCAGCGTTCCCGGTGCAGCACCGAGACCCTCTGTAATCTTCTCCAGCAAGCCCTCTGACGTGCCCCCACCGCCCTCTAGGCGTAGACCCCTGGCTGCCTGATTACCCCAGTCTTTAAGGCGCTCTAAGGGGTCGTCAGGGCGATCTCCGGGGATGAGAGATTCGAGTAGACCAGCACCACCGGCAACAAGCTCGGGGAACTCTGCCCAGCCGGACCACCAGCCACGACGTAGTGAGTCGAGAAGGGACACTTACTGACCAGCTTGGGTTGCGTTAACCATCGCCGTTTTACGGTATTCCGCAAACTGACGAGCGCCACTCTGTTCTCCATGCCGTTGTATCATCTCGTTAATCTCTGCCATTATTCTGTCGATGTCTTCCTCACCCTCAATCCTCTTGGCATACTCGGGGAGCGCGGCAAGGATGTAATACAAGTAGGCGGTTACAGATTCCGGGGCACCGCTCAGCTCTACATCTTGGATACTTTTCATGGTATCCTGCTGAAGCTGGGAAATCTGACGCTTGGCATGATCCTTACTCATCCCGATTGCAAATGCCGGCACCCTAAACCCCGCAACATCAAGTTTCATGGCAGTCTCGAATGGGATCTTTCCACCACTCTCAGTTAGTGAGTTGATAAGAGCTTCTTGGTTTGAGGTACGCTGCTCCATCGTGGCAACTTGGCGGTCTTGTGTGCGCTGTGAGCGTAGACCAGTAAGGCTCTCCGCTGCCGTAGCGGCATACTGTGGATCGCGTCTAGCCTGCTCTGGACTAGCAGCAAACGCCATGTCACGCTCAGTCTGACCGCCAAGCCACTCGGCAGTCTCAGCCCCCCTGGCGGCAATCTCTGGGGTTAGCTCGCCCTGAGAGAACCCGCCACCACGCTTGCCAAACGACGCCATTGCGTAGTCCTCGCCAGTCGGCTCCACACCCGCACCAAGACTACCAGCCCTGCCCTTGGCTCTGGCCTGTGCCCGGATGCGAACAAGGGCATCTTGTGGCATGTCTAGCATGGCGTCAAGAGACGACTGGTTAGCCTCGCCAAGCAGGGCAGCCTTCTGCTGCTCCTCCGCTTCCTTGGCACCAGCTGCTGCTTGCTGTAGGCGTTCACGACCGGACGCAGCCTCGGCAACAACCCCTGCTTGTGGCTCGGGTTGACTAACAAGACCCGCCCCGGCAATAGATGCCGCCTGTGGGTCTTGGGCATAGGAGAGTGCCTGCTGAATGTCAGCGGAGAACTGCTGTAATGGCGGCGGCCTAGACAGGATGTCCTCACCCTTCTCCCTCAGTATACGCTGGTATCTATTAAGCGGAAGTTCATACTCGTCGTCGTATCCGCTCCAGTCCATGCCAGCAAGAAAGTCTTCAAGATACCCCATTAGAACATCCCCCCGAGCAGGCCCATCAACATTTGCTGCTGGTTCTGATTCTGCTGTTGGTTCCAATAGTTCTGACCCTGGTTGTTCTGCATGCCAAACTGATTCTCTAACGCCCACTGATCGAAGCCCTGTCCCTGGTTGAACATCTGAGACTGCATGTCGCCCTGATAACCAGTCTGCCATCCACCGAAGTCAAGCTGCGCAGCCTGCTGCTGCTGTGCCAGGTCGCGCTGTGCCTGTGACTGTGCTGCGTCATACTGGTACTGCATGGTAAGTGCGCTACGGTCCTGTGACGCCTTACGTGCGGCTTCCCCAAGCTCGCCCATGTACGGGGTTGACATTGCGAACCCAGACTGACCGGCCCTGCCACCGGCACGAGCCATGTCGGCTTCCATGCGCTCTTGCAATCCGTACTCTTGAGCCGCAATCACGGCAGAGGGGTCAATCCCTGAGCCGATTGCGCTATAGTCAAACTGCTGATAACCTTCACCGGGGGTTACTTGACCACCCTGGTAGTCGGTCATGTTGTAGTTCTGATAACCACCGCCGCCTCCACCCTGCCCGCCAAATTGGCCCATGAGCAAGCCCGGATCAATCATCTGATTCCCGGTAGTCGGGTCAGTCCAGCTTAACATCCCGCCCTGCGCGTTACGCTGTCGCCCAAAGCCGGTTCCGGCACGGTCATTCCAGCCGCTTTCTCCGGTCATTGGATTATAATACTGATCCTGCCCAAGATGCCCTGGTGTGCCTCCCTGCATGGCAGCGGAGCTAGGAGCAAACCCCTGGTAATACTGATTCATTGGTGAGTTTTGGTCATACCAATTCCCAGTCGGACCCATTGGTCCGCCACCCATTCCAGGTGTACCACCAGCATAATCCTGGCTCTGCCACCAGTCGGGAGTTGGAGAACCACCACCATATTGCGTACCGCCACCCCAACTAAATCCACCACCACTGTTTGGATTAGTAGGCATAATTATATCCCCCACAGAGACAGTTGATTCTGTCCCCACTGTCTATTTCTATCTGCCCCGCCTTGTCTTTCCTGGGGAGTTGACCAAATATCAACAGCACCAAACCTTCTAGGTGGTGCGCCGCCCATTGCCTGCTGTGCAGCAAGCCATGTGAACGGGTTGCGGACTGACGTGTATGAGCCTTCGGGGAGTTGTTCGCCTTCGCGCAACTGGCGTCTGCTTCCAAGCTGCCCACGAAGCGCCTCGTCTTCCTTCTCGCCGGCAATTCGTCTTGCCTGTTTGTTCTCCTGCTTTCCGGCATACCCGGATCGGGGAGACATCATTTGCTCAAGCAGCATATCGTAGTAGCTAATACCCGGGCTAAATTGCTCGTAGTTGAGCCTAGCCATTAACCGATCCCCCCGCCTCCACCACCCATACCAGTCTGAGCCTGGAGGAGCATTGCGAGATAGGGGTTCTGCTGTAACGCAGACTGCGTACCGGGCTGGAACCCGGCAGACGTACCGGAGCCGATGCCCCTTGGCGCACCGCGACCCTGTGACAACTCACCCATACCCCGAGCATACTGCTCCATCTGACCACGCTGTAGCTCACGCTCTGCAGCCTGTAGCTGCATCTGAAGCTGCCCAATCTCCATTGGATTGCCACCCATCATTTGCAGACGCATCAACTCCTGACGCATCTGGTCAATGCGCTGCTGTCCACCTGAACCCTGCTGCTGTCCACCCGGACCCTGCGGCTGGAACTGGAGCATCTGCATCGGGTTAGCACCACCAGCCGGTCCCTGCGGTTGTGGAGGACCACCCATCTGTTGCCCGCCCTGTCTCGGTGGCGGCATCCCCGGCCCACCTTGACCGGGAGGCCCCTGCGGCCCACCGCCACCAGGCTGGCCCATCGGGCCACCACCCATTTGCGGGCCCATTGGCTGCCCACCCATTTGGGGGTTGTTGTAAGGACTTCCGCCGAACCGCCCGCCACCCCCACCATACATGTTGTCAAAAGGCATCTTTAACTCCCTGTTGCTTCCAGTATCTTTCTCCCCTGCGGGATGTGACCAATAGAAAGCCCAGTTATCTTTACAATCGTCGGGGCTGCGCTAGAACCGTATTCCGGTATGACATATAAACGAATCAGGACACCCTCTACCAGCTTGCGTATGCCCAGCTTGGTTTCACCCTCGGCGTCCGGTATCTGAGTAGTCGGGTAATGCGTGACCGTATCATCCCCGGTAGACAAGTAGTGGTCGAGCGTGATGTCCTGAGCCGACTCAATGGACGTCACCCTGTGGAATCCCTCGGTACTCTTGAACATATCGCCAACAGCGACCCTGACCTCTGGAACGTTCTCCCAATATGCGTATAGCGTTTTAGTGGCCCCAGGAGCCGTTGTGAACGTGATCGTCTTGGCGGACGAGGTATAGGCCGTCTGAAGCGTTGAATCAAGGTAGACGCGCGCCTGAGAGCCCAGACAGGGTAGTGTGAAGGTCTTGGTAGACCCGTCGCACTGCTGTTGAGTAGATCCCGAGCTGGGACCGGCTATCGTCGTACTCCATGCCGTGCCGCTGCCGATCAGGGCAGAGGCGGACATCGCGGCTGTGCCAACAGAATCACCGCTAGAATGCCATGCGGAGTCCTCAAGGGACTTGACTTCTACAGCGAGGCGCGGACGATCAGAGCCGTCTCCTACGGTTGCGGCTGAGTACGTTCTGACAATTAGGCTGTGCAGGGATGTCTTCTGGCCCTCTGGCACAAGGTAGAACTCACCAGTCTCAATAGTTGTGTACCAGTAGTTAGAAAAATAATCCCCGCCAGTGATCATCTTGTTGGCAGCTAGAGATGAAGTAACAACCGCATCAGTATCAGAAGAGTTGGGATGATAAGAAACTATAACCCGCTGGTCTGACGAGTCGCTGATTGACACAAGGCTTTTGGGTTCTTCACCAAGGTTGTCACTATCGGATAACACCGGAAGTCCAATCTTGGTTACGGCACCGCTAGACAGACTGATCAAGTACCCAACTGGATTAGACTCCGCCGCAAAGAAGAAGTACGCAATCAGGGAGTTCATGGCACGGGAGTAGTCAAGCGAAATTGGCTTGTCTTCTACAAAGTCGTCGAACTCTGTGATGTCAAACGATGCACCAACCTCAGATGCGCTGATCCCATCTGTCTTCCAAAGCAGCCCGTCAGAGGCTATGAAGTAACAGAAGTCATCCACCACTACTGGGTTGCTTAGGAACCTGATGTTCTCCTTGATTATGTCAAAGTCCCACGGGTCTAACACGTCACCACGCGGGACAACAGAGCTGATGTCATTAGTCTCAAACACTACGATGCGACCGTTGACCGGCCTTGAGTCTAAGAACGCCCCCTCGCCATTGGCATCACCAACACCAGACCCAACTCCCTCAAAGTCGTTGTACGTCTTGGGGGCGGTCCAGCGTATTCTGCGCGGGTGTAATGTCCAGTTTGGCGGGGTTTCATCGTAGTACTTGTATGTGAATCCTGGGGTTGTCGCGCTCTTTAGAGTAAGAGTAGAGTTCGAGAAGTTAAGCTCGACAACCCCAGTGGAGTAATCAATCTTTCCGCTCTCAAGGCCCATCCCGGTAATCGTCTCAACCCCCGTATCAAGAAGATCCGTAGTAATGTCACTTCCGTCATTGTCAAGAACGATGGTAATTGTAACGCTACCGGGAACAATTCCGTTGTGTATCTGCAATAACACAGGGAACACAAAGTCGGTTTCAGTTCCGTCCGCGCCGGGATTGGGAGTCTTGTACTCGTTAGTTACTTCAACCTCTTCATCGGGGTCAAGCTCCCGAGTACCAATCAGCACGGTATAGCCGTCAAGCACAGAGAACGTAGCTGACCTGTAGATGGGACTTATCGGAACGAACTTCTCGATGTCCCACCAGTAGTAGGAGTACCGATTCAACACAAGGTTACGGAAGTAGTCTGCTCCACCGTCATACAGGGTCCACATAAGAAACCCAGAGTCCTGCATGATATTAGTCGGGGCCTTGGAGGAGCCGGAATCTCCATACTGGTAGATTGGCTCAGCCGCCCATGCCGCATCACCAGCATCGTCTACAAACTCTTCAGTCCAGTACACGGCATCCTGGGAGTTACAAACAAATCTCTTGCCAATGGTGTCATACATGATCCAGTTGACATCCTCATCAGAAATTACCGGGATTGACACAGAAACCCAAGTTCCAGTTGCGGTGGTTGAGTACCACACCGTTCCATCAGCCTCGACAACGGCCCACTTGTTGCTGCCGTTGAACGCCAACGATTTAATGTCAGACGCACCAGTGATTGCCTTCTTGGTAAAGGTTGTTCCGTCACCGTAGTACACACCGTTGGCAACCGTGATTATGAACTGTCCACCAAAGTAGTCAACCTTGGATGTCCTGTCACCATCTGTAATGTAAGTCTGCCCACTAATGGTGGTGTCATTGAACGTGCTGCCAGAATCATCCGTGTATCTGACCACAACTCGGTCATCCGAGTCCCGCCAATAAAGAGCAACCACCCTGCCGGGAGATGCTGAATTCCATGCAGCGGAACACCCCTCGTAGTCGGCAGCCGCCTTGGTATCATTAGCAGCCCAGGTATACGAATCATCAGGATACATATTCCACGTTAAACCGAATGTATCAGTAGAAAATGCAAATCCCGGCTCACCACCGGCACCAGAAAGATCCACAACAGCAGCAAGGTAGGTAGACCCATAAGCCTTGATACTGTTGAATAGTGCCGAGTGGTCGTCGTCTCCGTTTATTGACACCGTTCCCTCGTCAACGGGCGCGGTGTGAAACGAAACCTTTTCCCATGAATTGTTTCCGGCAATGCCGTAAGACAGGGCAAAGAAGCCACGACCAATGTTGTCTATGCCACCGGCGTCCTCAAGGTGCGGAAATACCTGAAGATACGAAAATGTAGACGTTGCAAGGAGCGGCTGTCTGTCAAACTGTACACCTTGACCATCAAAGTTGGAATCAGTTATTACCTCGCCGGAATACTTCCAGTCACCTTTCTGAAGAGCGGCAAAGAACGGACCACAGATGTCTTCCTCGTTTATGTTGTCGTTGTTCATCGGGCCACAGTAGATCAGTCCCGCGTCATACGCTTGGATGTTCAGCTTGTAGTCAGCAATGAACGGGTTGTGGTTGTAGTAGAACGTTGGCGGTAATCCCTGCGTAGATGAAAGGGCTTCACCGTACAACGACATATGAGTGTTGTCTGTTACGTGATCAACAAGGTAATAGTCGGAATCAGAAGCGGTGGCCCTGATGAAAACCTTTTTCGGAACTGTCTCGTTCGCTGTCCCTGTTCCGACAGCGCCATCTGGAGTTGACGTACTGTAGATGTACAAGGTGCTAAACCCAAGGGCGTCAGAATCCCCATAGTCCCACTCGTTTACGGCAAGAGAATCAACCGTTCCCTCGGTGTACGTGAACCCGTCAACCTCAACAATGGGCGGGGCCGAGATAGACGGATCAGATCCGTCAGTAAGTGTTACATACCACTCGTCAGACGTGCCCCCCTCGGTCCACTTGTACTTGCTTGCGTAAAGATTGAACTCATAGTTGGCAACAATCTCTAGCTGGATGGTGTCGGGATCTCCATCGTCAGAACGGACATAGATTGTATTTGGAGTAGAATCAGGTCCGTGATTACCAAAGCCCCACTCCTTGTCATTCAAGCTGCTGACTGTTCCTTTTGTAATAGAATCAGCATCTCCAGTGTATGACCCACCAACCGCAACATATTTTGGTAAGGTAAAAGCACTACCAAGAACAGACCCGCCTTGCTGTGCAAGAAAATACTCATTAGTCCCACCAGCAGACGCCGACCAACTATAGCTTGAGCTTGCATAGTAGTGGTTACCGATAATCTCTATCTTGCGGCCAGTAAGAGATGGGTTGCCGTCTGGTGTTAAAACATAAATCGTATCATACCCAAGGTTGTCTAAGGTCGCATCACCATATCCCCAATATCCTCCATGTGGACTAAAAAGTGCAAGCTGCTCTATACTAGCCTTGTTTTGTCTTTTCTCTTCTGCATACAAATATGTGGGGAAACGACTTAGCCCAAGCGCACCGCTAGATGCCTTGAGATAATATACATCATCTCCGACGGAAGACTGATGCCATGTAAAAATTCCAGCCTGAGTAATGTCCTTGTAGTACCCGACATTAACAGCACCGTATCCAGCGGTTATGAAAGATTTCCCTGTCGCCACCATCGCACCATCAGGATCACCAGCGTTGCCCCTGTAGTAGACAGTGTCAAAACCAAGGCTGTCGCTAGATGCGTCTCCGATCCCCCACTCACGGTTTGCAAGAGAGGAAACCGCACCAATAGATATACTATTGGTAGTTGTGAGACTATGGAATGAATTTCTTATACGCCTTTGATTAAGAGACCATTCTGGAGCATAACTACGGGTTTGAATTCTCATGTATGAAGGAACAGAGGACTCTTGACTTTGGTAGTCAGGAACAAATATTGGAACCGTATTGTCTCTCTCGGTAACATAATACTCGTTTGTGCCGTCAATGCTGACGGTCCAATAATGATTAGCGCCAGAAATGTTTATTGAATTTGTAAGCGTTGTCCACCCACTACGATCCCCGGATGAGTCTGATGGATCTCCACGCACGTACAAGGCCGTAAAACCAAGAGAGTCTTCATCGCCCCACGCGGCAGTATCAGCAATGTCAAGGGAGCCAACTGTTCCCTGGTAAAGAGATACCCTGTCAGAGTTAGCCATGTAGATGCCAAGCAAGGGAACCTCGGCACCAGCCAGTGTCGTCATGTAATACTCGTCTGAATCATTTGGGGAAACCGTCCACAGATAAGGAGATCCAGAATATGATGTCCCACTGTTCGCAACCTTTAGCACCGCCCCGCGATACGACTTCTCTAAGAACTTTGTGCCGCTTCCTGTAGCCTCTGGGCTGCCGGCTGTTAGGGAAATAAAACCATCATCGTGAGTGTCGCTGAGAATCCCCGGAATGCCGTTGTTAGCCCCATATGGGATATAGGTTGTGAAGTATGTAACCTGATCAGACCCGTAGAGGCCGTTGACAGAATTGATTGCGTCTCGGATAACGCTTGTCCCTGGCAGAGTCAGGTTGCCCGACATACCAAGCACAAAGTCTGGAGTTTTAACCCAGTCGGGACGTAGCGTTATAGAGGTATCAGACCGCGCTGGGATGGCGTTCTCTATGTTAACCATACCGGGGGGCGTTACCTCTCTAGGATGCCTCCTGGCTATGATAGAAGCCTTGTCAAGCGGTATGTAGTGGTACTGGACCTTAGACATCCTGTAACGCTCTCCCTATGACTGATCCGGGGCTGGTGATGATGTAGGACGGGTGGTGTGTAACCGCCATTGCGTCACGGTCGTTCTCTTTAGAAAATGAAAGCCACTCTTTTGCAACACCAAGATCACCAAGCATGCGCCAACCACGAGACGTTGCACGACTCACAATGGAATCGTCCCACGCCTCCGGGATCACAGTAGAAGTTGCAGTTGGAGATGTAACTAATTCTGTTGGCTTCTTGTTATAGTAAACGTTGATGGTATATGTCCCGGCCGGGGTTGGCCACAAAGTTAGGTTGAATCTATTGTTAGCACCAACTCCATCTATAAACCAATAAATCGGAGTACCGCTGCTTGAGCTTCCCTGAGTAAACTTGCGATACTGGTCCTCGTTCATCGGATACATCTTATGATTATTTGTATCGTCCTCAAGATCATTTATTCTTGATACATCAGAGGCCGACAACTCATAAGACGTAGTCCCACTAGACGTAGTTATCGTAATTGGTGTGGCGCTAAGCTGATCAAATTTAACTTTCGACGCAACCTGAAGGTAAGACTGGTTGACATAACGCAGTATGCGGATGTCAGAGATCGTCTCCGTGGTCTCACCACCAAGACAGTCCCGCACCATGTCAACCATGTCAGAGGCCGTTAGTCTAGCCATCTATATCTCCTGTGCCCATGTTTCGACAGGCTCGTCAATCGGTGATTCGTCGGTGCGGCCAAACCGCTCAGACTTGCTGAGGATGCGCTCGCGACAGCCGGAACAGACCTTGCGGCTGGTTATCAGTTGTTGGTCTGATTGGTTAGAAACCAGAGATCCACTTGTACGAACAAAGTTCTCCGGTTCGCCAGTGGCTGTGCTTGACTCAATTTGCATCTCGTCAATCCACCATTTTCCAGCATTGGCAACTTGTACATACCAGTAAAACTTACGCTGAGATCCGCTAATTCCATAACCGTCGAGCGTAACCGCCGACTCCGTAAACCATGCGCGAGATGTGCCGCTGGTTGTCAACGTCCTGATGGCCTGTTTGCTGGTTCCGTCACTGTTACAAATGCCAAGGATTACAGTCATTGACGGTGAAGAGTTTTGTTCGTGAGGGCCAACCTGAACAGAAAATGTGACCTGAGACGATGTACTGAACTTGGGAGAAATGGTCTCTGTTCTCATCGTCCCGTTGCCGCTCCACGTTTGTACTCCGTTGACGTAACTCAAGTCATTGTCACCGTCGAGTGAGAGCCGCACGTTGTCACACCTGTTTCCATACGAGACATTACCCTCGTCGGCGGCGTCGTCCACGACCCAGTACGTTCCTTCATATGAGGAATAATTAAGAAAGTTCTCTGCCCTCTTCTCAAGGAACTCCACCTGTGTACGCACCAGATCGGAGCGGTGGTACTTGTCTCCGCATACGTCGCAACGGTCAAGCTGCCATGCGTTGGCTGGGGGTTTGTTACGATACATCCAGACTCCAGATTCTAAGCACCAACATTAGGCCACGCATCAGATAAAGAACCAATCCATACGTTTGCAACCCTGACAAAAGAGGTTGAATTATTCAACCCACCCCAAAATACATACGCCGTAGATGGCTTGGTCCAACTGGAAGTAAGAGCAAGCGTTTTGAAGCCCCCGGCACTTGCATTCCAAATAACTCTGTACTGAGCAATGAGTTCATCATCACCCGGCTTGTACTCAAACTGGAAGTGCCCCCACTGTTGCGGAAGAATGTCTTGTGACAAGTCAACCTGATTCTCGGTTGGCCAGTCGTCAACCTCCTGTGTTGACCACCGCTGATAGAAATCATTGTCGTCTTCGCGGAACAAGGCCATTACATTATGATCAGGAAGCCCCGGACTGGAACCATCTGCATCTTCGTCACCAGCTAGACCAATATAAAAGTCCTCATTTGTGCCAGGACTCGGGAAGTAGCCGACAACCTCAACGCGAATCCCAGATGAGATGTCATACTTGGAAGAACTTCTCCAATTATGGACGTGATTACCTGTTACAGTAGCAGTCTCTACCATTTTAGTAAGCCCGGTTGGCACACTGTTCACCTGAACAATAGCCCTGACCGTAGACGTGTCTCCTGAATACATTGGAGTTACAGTTGGAGGTTGTCCAATAGTATCATTTTCCCAATTTATTGTATCCGGTAATTCAGCAGCCCCGGCCTTGCCAAGCTCGGTTTTTGATCCAATCGTGTCAATTTCATAATGAAAATCTATTTCTATCAATCCGGCGTCGTCATCATAGTCATCCGTTCCACCTGTGCTGGTGGCATCTCGGAACAGCCGACAAATCAACATAGAGCTAATCGTATGACCAGCCCCGACAATACCAGAAAAGTATGTTTTGTAATGCTTGTTAACAGTCAGTATCTCACTGGCCCCGCCGCTTTGTTCGTCTGCATAGACCAATGTCGTAGTGTCAAAGACTCCATTTATACTTGCCCACGTATATTCAAATCCCCAGCTTACATCAGTACCAGCCCCGACGGCGGTGTCGGCAGAAACCCAGTGAACGTGCGGCGTAATATTAGATCCCTCTTTCCAGCTATGCGGCATCTGAATAACAAGGTAAACCTGCTGTTCAGTGTTTGGATCAAACCAATATGCGAAAACACCAGTAGACCCGGAACCATCATCTCTGAATTGGGCAAAGTCCGGGGCACCAGCGGGACCAACCCTGAGTGCGGTTATAGGAACCCGAAGATCGTCAAAAACGGTGGCCGTACCGTTGAACTTTAATGTACCATCAGACTCGAACTCAGCATAGTTGGTTGTGCCACCATCACCAAAGTCTGATGCCCCGGCAGACACAGCCCCAACTGTTATTTTTCTTGCGGAACCGGCATCCCAATCACCAGTCAAGGCACGAGTGCCATCCTTGTCAAGGTAACGAGTGTGGTCATCATCCCCCAAGCCGTCCTGCCCACCATGATCATGCTTGTGAAGAGTACTGGCCCCGGAGTCGGTTAGGTCTGTCCACTCGGTTCCAGTAAAGTTATCGGAAGCCAGATAGTATGTCCCCGTCTGAGAATCAAGAAGGTCTGCGTTAAGGTTCGACACCTTGGTAGTCGAAGCCACCGTCAGCGGAGCCGTACCAGTACTCACGTCAGACTGGAGCGTCTTAGCCCTGATCTTCTGACTACCGGCATTCCAGTCTGCTGTGAGCTTGGTGGTTCCATCGCGCTTCAGGAAGTTTGCAAAAGAGAATCCCCCACCGCTAGATCCCGATGTGTCATCACCACCCACAATCTTGTTGAACTCAGACTTGAACAGAACTCCGTCAAAGAACCTCGTCCACTCCCTAGAAGTAAGCTCCCCCACATTCTTGAGCATTGCAAGAAGAGACTTCTTAGACGGTGCGCGAAGGAAGTCAGTCACTAGTTAATATCCCTGATCATCTGCTTGATCTCGTCCACGTCTTTACCTATCTGCTTAACCTGTTCTTTGGTAACCGCAACATCCTGCCTGATTACGCTCTGCTCCATGCGGAAATCATTGTATTGATTCGCATGTTTCTCCTCTGTGCTAAGTGTGTGCTTGTTGATCTGCTCAGCAGACACACCAGCAGCAATTTTTTGTATCCCAAAGAGGCCACTGGCAATAGCGCCTATGAGAACAAAAACTGCTATAAGCTCCTTAATCCCGATGCTGCGATTAAAAGTCATTGCCCCTCCAAGAACTCAGAGTTGGTTAATAAAAAGAGCGGCCAGGGCAAGCCATGCTATGATTGCTGCGGCAAATACGCCGTTACTCACATTCCAACTCTTGTTTAATCTATCGCGCCGAATACCCTTCATTCTACTAAACCAGTTTACTCGGAAGTAACCCGGAAACGTCTCGGGGAAAGAATTCGATGGAATCGCAAATCCCGTCAGTTGCATCCGATCTCTTTCCAGCCACTCCAGCCACAACAGCAATAGTTGACGTTGTGCCAGCACTCGTGCCAGCAACGAAAATCTGACCATCGGAACCCTCACAGATAAGCGCGATGTCGTCCGCGTCTGTGACCGTGGCAGCTGCCGCGCTGATCTCTGTGTCCGCGTTGTCCAGTAGCACGATAGATCCATCTGAGGCTAACTGCAGCGTTATCTCATCACCGCCGGAAATGCGGAACTGGAACTCCATCGTACCGGAGGATGGTAGGGTGACGTTTCTGATGTACGCCAGGAAGTCTGCTGAGTGTGAATAGGTGTCGTCCTCCTGCGGGGCGATCACGCGATCCGTAGCGATGCCTAACGTCAAGGGGTGGGTGGATAGCTCGATGTCGTTGGTAATGAGGTCGTGAACTACTTTGCCACCAGTGATATCCTGATAGTTTGCTGCGGCAACAGGTGTCTGTAAAACATTATCAATATACAATTTCGCGACTGCGCCCTCTACAACAAGATCAAATTTATAGCTAACCGCATCGGTAAGCTGTGATCCTGTCCAAAGGATTTGGTCGCCACCGCCAATGTTGTAAGCCAGCCTCGGAGCCCTATTTGACAGGACTCTAAACATCATCCCATAGTGAGTATTGTCAACATACCGCGAAAAGACCTGAACAGCGCTTCCGTCTTCTACCGTGAACGAACAAACATAGGAATGATCAGCATCAGCATCGTAGGTTGTACCGCTTGCCGGATTCGTCTTAGAATCCGTCACCGTCGAGAAGTCTACGTCCCATTCGGCGTAGCCGTTGGCGAGGAGGGAGAGAAAACCAAAATTATCCGCTTCATATATCGTCGCGTGGTTGGCTATTCCTGGGTAGTTCAGTGTGGTCGTGTTCTTGTACACCCACACCAGTTTTCCATTTATCACCATCCACACACCAGCTTCTGTATCCGTTGACCGAAAAACCATCAGTGGGTGCATCGGATAGGAGCACGCGCCACCAATTATTACAGCATTTGTTCCATCATTCACACGATAAATTGTACCCTCACGCATGTGGATGTTTGCACCCCCCATGCCGGCAGAAGGAGTTGCATCATTATTTATACCAAGTATTAAAGTGTTGTCGCCAGACGTAAATGAATCTATTTTTGCATGAATAGCAACCCCGGCAGTTTTAGTGAGGCCACCAACCGTAGCATCCATCAAGGCACTATATTCTGCAACATCAGCCGATGTGAGTTTTTTGCCAACAATCCCAAGTTGATTACTTGGCTGGAAGGCCGTCAACGTCCCAGGCCCCGGCTCACACGTTCTCGGTGACGTGATCGGCGCGGCGTCGGCAGTTGTGAACTCGTCATAGAGAAGCCAGATCAATCCACCTCTAGCTCCTGCCGCCTGCTTCCATAGCGGCATTAGGGTACTTACTGTACCCATTGGTTAACTCCAGCCCTCAAAATATACGTTTGTTCCCGTAATGGCCTGGGCCTGATCATTGCTGATCACAAACCGGGTCGAGGCCACCGGACGCTGTAGCTCGTCAATGTCATCGGCATCCCTGCTCGCAAGGATTGCGGCAGTATGAGCGGTGACAATCGCAATAACCTCGTAGTCATCCGTGGAGATGGTCCCGGCATCAGCTAACGCCCGAAGCTCAAAATATCCCTTTGGTGAGATATGCATCTCCATGTCGAAATCAATCACCCCACCAGAGTTTACCTCCCAGGAAACACGCTTGTCCGTCCAGCCACCTGTGTCCCACCATTCAGAGGTGGCGTTGTCACCAGTGCCAACAGCGGCAAGCGCCTCGTCAACAAACGGCAGCCATTTATTATGATTTACTTTTTGAATACTCATTTATTCTCCAATAAAGGCCGGAGGGTGAACCCTCCGGCCAATATCAATTAGGTACGAACAATCTGGGTAGCGCCATCTTCTTGATAGTTATGCGCCATAAGAATCGTGGTAGGAACCAACACGTTAGCAGCGGCACCAAATGTCTTACCAGTAATCCCAAACTGATTATCAGTCAATGAACCAACACATCCGGTTAGCACAAGAACATTAGTATTTGATCCGCTTCCAATTGCCGGAAAACACGGGAACACATTGCGATTAATATAAACGCCATCAATCCCACTACCACCGTTGAGAAGAAGATTTCCATCAACACTTCCTGCGGGACCAGAAAAAACATTGTCCTCAATCACAATGTCCTGGGGGCGTGAACCAGAGGTACCAACAAGAACGACATCAGCAACATTTTTATAAAACTTGTTGCCCTTGATAAGTCCTTGCCACGCTCCACCAGCAGACCCCCAATAAATTGCTCCACCAAGACTTCCATTGGTCGCATGGGCCTTACAATTCTTGAAGTGGCAATTGACAATAGAAAACCCAGCAGCGGCAGAAGTAGATCCACCATCATCAGTAAGTTTAATTCCACCGCCAGTAGAACTTATGCCATTGATCCCAATGTTCTGAATAGAAACACCAGGAGCCTTAATATCAAACATGACAGTAGAACCGGCCCCAATCTTAAACTGAGGAAGTCCGCCCTGCACCTTTCCGTTACCAACGCCAACGATAGAAACCTGCGGAGTTGTAATGCTCACGGTTTCGGCATATGACACAGGATCGGTACTAGTTGCAACCATGTCCTTAGGATAAACATAGATAACATCACCAGTATCAACGGCGGCGAGCGCCAAGGTCAACGTGCTAAAAGCCTCGGTGGGCTTCTTGCCACTGTTTCCGGCAAGACCACTGGTTCCATCAACAAACCATGCCCGTCCACTTGGAAACGGCTCTGGCCCACTCATTCCAACAGGAGATCCGCCCCACTGATAAACACCATCACCAAAAGTAGTCATTTTTTCTCCTTGTTATTAAATCGCGTATCCCTTATCGGATCAGAACTGCAAGAAGAACCATACGCATTGTGTGCCCCCGCCATGCTAACTTGCCTCGCATGATTGGGTAACGTAATTGTCGTTGTACCACTTGTCGTAAGCGGCACCGTCGAAGTTCAAATAGGCATGTTCTCCGAAGTGTTTATGGGCTGCCATGTCATAATAACAAGCGGCCTCTACCTCGGTCTTAAAATGCCCAAGAGTTATTTCTTTTCCATTGACTCTAATTTTAGATACCCAATACTTATATTTTGGCTCGCCCTTATATTTGCAAACCTTTCTATACACCCCCTTAAAGCGGGATGATGTTGGTTTTCCATTAAAAGACTTCGCGCCACGGGAGTTCCAAGAATTCTGTTGGTTTGTTACAATGCGAAGATTTTCTCTACGGTTATCAAGAGTATCATGATTTTTATGATCAACCTGTTCTTTTGGCTTTGCCTTCATAATTAGTCTGTGCATGTACACAACCTCATAAGCATAACGCCCATTCGGAAGATTAACCCTAACTGCTGCACGGGCAACAACCCTGTCCCTCAACCTTCGACGCTTTATTTCATTGCTACTCTCTAGGGCATGCCAACTGTAAGTCATCAGCCAGTCATAATCCTCATCGTCAACCTTAACAACATACCCCTTCGTAAGCTCAATCTCTCTCATGTCATCCTCCTTTCAAAAAGGGGCAGCACGGCGTCCCGTGCCGCCATAGATAATCATAACAGAAATCGTAAGTCCTTGTCAAGCCAATGCCCTATTGCGCAGTCTCAACATGGATGAAAACTCGAGCCGCTCAATATCAGGGGCCTCAAACAGTCCCAAGACGAAGCTCGTCTTATCCAAGACGAAATGAGCGGCCCTAAGTCCTTTATGCACCGGGGTTACCCACGATCCACAAGAAGTCGCGCACGCCTACGGCGAAACGCTGGTACGACCTGAACTTAACGCCCATACGGTCGAAGTCATCTTCCATTGCCGTCTTGAGACCTTCACGAGAGAAGAACAAGAAGTCATCCTTGAACCTTGACCCAGCGATAAACCAGTGAGTCGTAGTCGTCAGGAATCGGCAGGAAATCGGAATCAGGTTATAGCCAAGAACGGTGTTCTTGTCATTATCCGCAGTACCCGGCTCAAGCTGGCTCTTCAGAATGGCCTGAACTTCCTTTTCCTTAGACGGGTGATAGATGAGGAATTTGGGGATGTCCCGTAGTGGGATGCCCATGTGCGTAACGGGAGCCGTCTCGAAATGGTTAATCATCAACCACAAGTTGTCAAAGGTGATTGAGGACGGACCAAGATCGTTATCGTAGGTCGCGCCATTTTTCATAGTATGGCTATCACACAAGTATGTGCTAGAACCTTCGTAGGTAACGGTGGTGTCAAACGCGCCATACAGGATTGCCGCAATGGCAAGTTCCTTAATGTACGACTGAGACTCACCGGCCATCTTACCAGCCTCTGCCATCTGATCGGGCAGATGCCATGAATCCTCAATGAATTCATGTGAGAGCATAGTCGCCAAGGTTTTCTTGGTGACTGTGAAGGTCACGGCATCCAGCTCGGCTGCGTCGGCATAGTAAATCGGCTCTAATTCGTCGGTCTGACTAGCTGCCGGGAGGCCGGTAACTGGAAACACTTGTTCGGTTCCCCTTTTAGTTGATTTCTTAGAGACAATCTTTTCCCAGGGCCAGGTTACTTGTTCTTTAGCCTGCCGAAATGGAGGCATATAGTCCGTTAAAGCTACGGACTTGGCATACGCAAAAGTGGTCTGTGCCATAATTTACCTCCTTACGCCGTACGACCAAAGTTGAGACTATTAGTTTCAACCTGGAAGATTCCTTCGTTAGTAGATGTGCCAGTAGAATCCAGCACGGCGGCGATAAAGGTCAAGTTCTCGGTAGTTGCATGTTCAGAGTCAACCTCTGCATAGCAAACACCATCAATTTCCTCAATATCATAGGTAAGACCAGCCTTAAAATTGCTGGCCGCGGTCTCCGCAGCATCACTTGCGTCATAACAAGTAAAAACCATGCGGTCACCAGGGCGAATAATCTGCATCCGAGCAACGGTGTTGGCAGTGCCAGACGCATCCTCTTGTGCAATCCCGCCGATCAAATCACCACTGTCTGCAACAGGGCCGGTAACACGACCATTAGATGTGTCAAGATAACACAGCGCACCGGCCTTGTATGCCTGCGTAGCAGTACCTTCCTTAAACTTATAAATCGGGGCAATCCCGCCACCCGCATCAGTCAAGATGCGCGGGTTTTTGGGATTCCATGAACTAGCTGCCATTATTTCTCCTTACCAAGTGCCGCTCCCGGCGTCTTTACCTAGATTCGGCCCGCTTGTGCCTGATGCCTTCACCTGGCGTGTTGAAGATGTCGCTTCCGACAACTCCATAGCACGATCCCTCATCTTGTTCTTTTCAGGATCTTCCGGGTGTACATAAATTGCAGCTTCTTTTGCAGCCTGCTCTGCCCTTACGTTGGCTTCTTTGCGAGCCGGTAAAATAACCTCGTCTCTGTGACCTCGCGGCATCAGCATCACGTACTCGTCGCCGTATTTCACGTTGTCAGAGGCATCTCTGTTAAGACCGAATCGGAGTCCGACCTTTGAGTTCCAATCATCAATATTCTCTATACCGAACATATCACCCGTGAGGTGTTTCCACCCAATAACGGTGACGCTCCCGATATCACTCTCAGAGAATTTCCCAAAAATATATGGTGTCGTATCTGGGAAAACTCTATGCATTTCCTTGTTAAAATCAACTAGGAAGTTAAATCCTCTCGCTCCCGCGTTGTATACTGTTTCGCTCCAATCGGTCACTTTGGGAAATGTCATGTCAACCTCCTATCCCTCAAAGTCGTCAGCGGCGTCTGTTGCTATTCTGGCTTTGACAAGCCGTTCCCGATAAGCGGGACCAAGGCGCTTAATAGCTGCCTCGGTATCAGCGTCAAACTCAACTGACTGTTCAGCCACGGCGGAACGCGATGATTCCACGGTAGCCCCTTCAACCTGTAACGGCCCAACACCGGGGCTCGGAGTCCCCATTGAGCCACGAAGATAACCTAGCGTTCCAGCAATATCAGCTTCGCTAAGATTCGACAATGTGTTAAGCCGGCTGAGGTTTCCTCCCCTGGCTTCGTATACTGCCGCATCTCGCATCCCCTGAAGCGTAGCAGCAATCTTTTCCTGCATCGGCTTGCTTGAACGGAACGTAGCATCCTTGTTGAAGGTTTCATATGCTCGCTTGATTGACGCATTAACCTTAGCGAGTCCTTCGTTAACTTGATTGTCCATCATCATGCCCATCATGTGCTGGACTGCTTGGGCTTGCTGCTGCATTGGACCAACCATGGCACCAAGCCTGCTGTCAATTTTGCTATTCGCCCACGCATCCGGGTTATCCACAAAAGCATTCAATGCCGCATCGCCAACAGGTGCCTGCGGCGGCATCTGGGGCTGTTGTGGATACATCGGTGGCGGCTGCTCGTAGTACTGCTGCTGCGGCTGTGCCTGCGGCGGCGGCTCTGTCGGTGCGCTGATCCAATCCGGCTCAACTATTGGCGCTTCTGGCTCTGGTTTCGGTTTCGTTTCCACGGAAACCACAGGCTCTACTATTGTTACTGGCTCTGGCTCCGGTTTGGTTTCCGGTTTGGTTTCCGGTTTCACTCCCTGTCGGAACATCTCTGCTTGCTCTGGACCTGATGTCTCTCTCGGTTTCAGTTCTTCTGCCATGTTACTCCTCCGTCTCATGGTTCATTAATCTTGCCATCTCTCTCACCAATTCGTTATAAATCTGCTCACATGCGTTAACCCGCCCAATAAGCTCACTCCTTTCATCTTCATTGCTGGACAGGAGACGGCGCACCGCCCTGTCCCTGTGGACCAGCACCCATAGGCATAGGTCCTTGTACGCCGGGTGGCGGGCCAGGTGGTCCTGCCATTGGCTGTCCCTGACCTGCGCCTGCTTGTAGTTGGGCATTGGCAGCTTGTAGTTGCTGATTCTGATTACCCAACTGAGCAATCTGTTGCTGCATCTGTTGCATAGCTTGCTGAATCTGCTTATAAACTTCAATTTCATTGATTAACTCCGGGTTCAAAGTGTCTTTCTTCCCGACCTCAAACTCTGTCAACATATTGTCCATTGCCACATAGAGACCGTTCATCAGCTTGGCAGCGATGATCGCACTTGGATTCATCGGGTCAGTCGCCACCTGCGCCATCTGCATCAGCTTGTCGAAGTACGGAATCAGCTTGTCGAGCAATGCCGTAAGTTCCTGCTTCCTAAGCTGCTTACTCATAGACGAGGACGACACCTTAGTTTCAATGATCACGTCACGCTCTATAGCGCCGTCGGGCCACTGGAAGAACTGCTCTACAAGCTGAATCCCCTCCGGGTCTTCCTGCATGGTATAGAACTGTAACCCTTCCGGGTAGAACTGACGGTATCGGGCGAGACAATGCTTACTAACCTCGGCAAGCGCAACACGGAATCTCTCAAGCATGATGTACTGTGGCTGCTTGGACTCCTCAATAATCTGGATCTGACCCGTGGCGGTGGGTCTGTCAATCTGCTCCTGACCAAAGGAGTAATCGGACAGACCGGCCAGCTTGTCAGCCTCACGTTCTAACTGTGCCTCAAGCTCAGGCAGTTGCGTGAATTTGTTCTCCAAAGAGATGTCATGAAGCTCATCCTTCTTGATGCTTCCCTCTAAGAACGTCCCGCGCCACACACCGACATCGAGATTCTTTAAGTCAGAACCAGGCGGAACAATGACAACCTTGGAGATAGCCAGAGAGGCAGCGTCCAACCGCTGGTTCACTGACGCAGAACGAGCTACATGTAGCGGCTCTAGTATGAACGTAAGCGGAACACCAAAGATGCTACCAAGAACAGTCTCGTACTGATGTGCCACAAACGGACGCTTGTACGCATGGTAGAAGTTGTAGATGGCCCTCAGGATCACCATGGACGACTTCTCGAAGGTGACGATGATCTCTACGGGCTCCTCTTCCTCATTAGGTGTCCACTTCAAATACGCCTCGCATATCTCGTACTGCTTGGCGGTGTCGTCTAACTCAAGATCCCTGTCACGCCGCTCAGTCAGCGTCAACAGTCGCTCACGGTCGGCCGCCGGCTCACCAAGGGCGTCCATGATGTCCTGGTCGCCGTCCTTCTTGTCATAGACCTTGGTCCTGATACGACTCTTGATGGTCGGCTTGGTCATCCAGATACGATGGATAACCCAGTCTGCTGTACGCACATCCACGGTGGACATCGGTACGATAAAGTCCTCAAACGGGACCACCTCTGGGAAGGCACCCACGCGGACAGGAACCTCTTCGTCAACCTCCAGGTAGTACTTCTCTGTCTTGTCCTTCAGCTTACGAAGAGTAACCTTCTGTTTGTCTAGCTTGCGTATGTTGTACTCATCCAGCGGGCCAAACTCTTCCCCGGTCTCCTCGTCTGCGTACCCTGTAAGCTCCTTCCATCTGATAATCCGTTCGGTCTCTTGGATGAAAGGAGTCTTCACAACCCCGAACGGGAATGTCTGAAACTGTTCGATCCACTCTCCGCACAGCGAGCGATACGGGATGTTGTCTGAGATGTAATCATTTAGCTTCTCAACGGCCCGTGCCATGTCTTCTACTACCGGATTACGTGGTTTGGCGATAAACAGCACATCCTGCTGGAAGATGGGATTTAACAGACGGGCCGAATTCTGCATCATGCGCTGCCGCGTCAGCGGCATGTCAATGTTGGAATCACGCGCCTTCAGGTCAGTCCGCTGCCTGCGGGAGTTCGCCTGCTTAGCCCATGACTTACACTTGTCTAACAGCCTGCTGCGCTCACCCTCGGTGACAGAAAGCTCTTGCTGAAGGTAGTGCCTTAGCTTGTCTTTCTGATCCCCGGTAAACTTGATCTTTTGAACCGAGTCACGAGGGCCTTCTATATTAGCCACAAGACCCACCAAGCGATTTTAGATGTTCCATGAATTGCCTGATCGCCATTAGGATTTGTCCACCCCTCACACTTAGCAAAATCAGCAGCCCAATGAACCACCAACTCAGCAATACCAAGCCAAACGCTCCCAGTTATCAACGCCACAACACCACCATGAATCAGGGAATGAGCGGTTAGCCAATAATACCAACACGGGACATATTTCTGACCATCGGGAATCCAGTCCGGTTTATTCTTTCTGCTCTTTAGCTTCGCCATAACATCCGGCTGAAGCGCAAAATCAGCCAGAGCATGTCCAACAAAAAACAAGAATAAAACCATGAGACTACTCAATGTCGAATCTCCTGGTTCCCCTAACCCTATCTGGGTTTCCCTCTTTGTCTCTCCACATCTCTCCACGCTCGATGTTGAGATCGTCCATAAGCATTTCAAGAGCCGCCCTGGTTGTTGGTTTCATCTCTCTTGCCTTCACGACTTCCTCAAGAATGCACTCGGCACCCTGAGAGTTAGGCGCTCTATAGATGATCAAGTTACCAACCATGTCATCTCCGAACCACTCATCTACTGCGTTATGCACTTCTTCAATTGTCTTCATGGGATCACTGGACAACTGCTGGAGATTGACTAACTGTCTCGTCAGCGTTGTCGAACGACCGGAGGTCTTCCCCGCGGTCGGTGCGGTCCATCGTTGCAAGGGTCGTCGCGTTCGGGATCCGGCTCCATGTCCCGCGCAAGATTTTCCGTGTCCACAACAAAAGTCGAATCACATTCACGACAGGTCGCCCCTTGACACGCCCCACCGGCCAGTCGCGCTTATCCAAAACTGCATCACTCCTCCTACTACTGATCTTCATTATCGAACTACCACCTTTCGATTATCTACCCTGTGTAGCCGCTACCGGCCCTAGACGGCAAGGGGCCAAAGTCGATGTCTCCACCGCTGGGGCCCTTGTCTTTCCTGGTCATGCCAAGCTCCGGTCGCGGCCCGGATGTCATAAGACTTTCCAACAGCCACGCGAGAAACCTCTTATCCTCCGTACCAGCCGGGGTATCCGGGGCAGCAACATACGGCCCCATGTCAGATGCCCTCGGTGCCTTACCCGCACCGGATCTGTATCCCGCAATTCCCTGTCGGAGAGCGGGCCAACGATCCTCGCCAACTCGCCCCCTAAGTTGCGCAATGGACTCGGGAGACCACTGGTCAAATCTGCCCAACTGTGAATGATCAAATCTGTTTTCCGGCATCTGTCCCCCTATGTCACACACTCAAGCCCGTAGGCTCTGCCAACCTCGCCGACAAACGAATCAAAATAATCAAGGTCGTCTGACTTCTCTATGTCGGGCGATTTACCACGCCAGTACTCCACGTGGTATGCCAAGCTGTCAGCCAGGTTGGGAGACTTCCCGATAACCTTGCCACCGACAACCTGTAGGTTAATCAACTCCTGGGTCAGCTTGCGCTGTCCCTTGGTGAAGTACACTTGCTGGTTGCGGATAAACGGCTGTAACGCATCCACGATACGCGACCCCTTGGACTTAGTTCCCGGTTTAACCGGCCTAATCGGGAAGTGTATCCCGCGCTCTATCATGGTTTTCTTCAAGGACCACTTCAGCGTCTTCTGGAAAGACACGTCTTCGGGACTCACCACATGCGGGTCCCACTCTTGCGCCATGTCCATGATCTTGTTGATCAGGTCAAACGGCAGGGCGCGGGCAGCCCATGCGTCAAGGACGAAGATAAGTCCGGTCTGCCTGTCATGTCCACAGACGGTGATAGCAGACTCGTCAGTGTTCTTTCCCTCTCCAGTGGCAGGGTCGATGGTCATGCTGCGGTAAAGTGCCTCTACAGGGCGTACAATGGTGTCTGTGGCCGTCTTGATGAGCACGGCAGGCTTGCCGAACCGGGTAGTGGTCCAAGAGAAGTTCTTGATGTCTTCCTTGCGGAAGCGGCGCATGTCATCTGAGACCTCAAGGTTGAGATACTGATGCACGAAGTCGTACTCAGATTCTTTGCGTATGTTGTCCAGGGTATCGTTTGTAAACCCACAATCACGCTCCTCGTCGTAAGGCCATATGGGCTCACCGTCCTCAAGAATGGTTACTTTCCCGATGCTCGCAAGAAAGTCCCTATAACGATGGTCAACATAGCAACCCAGGAGTAACACCTCATGGGTCTGACAAATGATTCCATCGGGGTCAAGCTCCCAATTGTAAAACTCTCCGGGCCATCTAGTCCCGACACCAACTCGAAGATCACGCGCCGGGCGGACAAACAGCGGGTTAGACCGCTTAATAAAGTTTACAGCCTTGGACTGTTGAACCTCGGAGTCGATCATCGTCTCGTCAATTAAATCGTCAAGCACATGGTCTGTAAAGTGACCACCAATTATTCTTGAATCCGTGCCGTGAGCCTCAATAGTACCCTCACGATAGTTGCCGACGCGAGGAAGCCTGAGATAGTTCGCCCTGGACCGACATTTAGGATCACCAAAGTTAAGAACCCTATCAGGAAAAAAATGCTCCAGATTTTCACTAATGGCAAATGTATTTGTAACAGCCTCTAATGTTTTCTCTGCGTTCTTCGACGACGCCATCATGTACAGGATTCTGGCCTCTGGGTCAGTCATCGCCCGCCAGGTGAGGAGCGATGTCCCAAAATAGCTGGTTTTCAGATGACCGCGCGGGGTTATGATAATGAACCTGCGCTTACCAGCAAGATACCTTGTCATAAACCACTCGTCCATCGCCTTGTGGAATGGGTTGTTAAGCCACGTGAGACCGCACATGAGGATGCCAGTCCACAGCGGGCTGCTAGTACACAGCTCTACTATCTCGTCATGGTCCTGCCCCACTCTAGCGCATTTCTCGCAATACAAGCTAGATGGCCTCTTCAACTATAGCTAAGATTTCATTCTCTTGAACCATTATATAGACTTCATCATCGATAGATAAATCAATCCCAGAAAATCTACCGATAAGAACAGACTGTTCCGGTGTTACGCCTGATTTTGGCCCAGTAAAAACAACCGTTGCCCTTATTGGTTTCTCACCGGCAATCTCTGGAAGGATAATACCGCTTTTAAGTTCCCGACAAACGGCGTCCCTCTTCAACAAAACTCTATTACCTAGCAGTTTTATGTTCATATGGCCTCTTCCACCAAGCCCTCAGTGAAGGCATAGTCATCCCACTTCCTGTTGATCATGCGATACTGCTCGTCGTCAACCTCAAGCTCAAATACACAAAGATCACCAATAGAGTCATAATCCATCTTGATTAGCTTTACAGGCATGTCAAGGTTGTGCTGAGTCTGTACCATGTCCTCGATCTGGTCACATGAAACACTCAGTTCTAGCTTCATTGGACCTCCCTAACCACCTCGGCGTCCTCTGCGTCAATAATGTGGCTGTCCTTTTCTTTGTTAAAATCGGATCTCATATCTTTAATCAGCTTCAAGCTCTCTAGCGC